TTTACAGAACCGTCTCTTCTCTTTTTAACAACTGTTCTAGTTCCGTCTGAACTTGTAGTTGATGTTTTTCTTACAGATCCGTCTTTTCTTTTTTTTGTACTTCTGGTTTTTACTTCAGGCATAATTTTTTTTTACAAATATAATAATTAATTAATTATCATCTTCAGCTGCTATCGTCTTGACTTCTTACCTACACACTTCCATCTCTTACGAGATAGGTTATTAGGTGAATTAGGATCGTTTCTTTTTCCTATAGGTAATCCCATTTTTATTCCGTAGCTTCTTGCACAATATGAGTCACCCTTAGATGTACCAGGTTTTACTCTTGGCCCTCCACCTTTTGCCTTACCAGCTTGACCATAGCTAACCTTTTTACCACTTGCAGTGATTTTTACTTTTGCTTTTCCTTTTCTTGGTGTTGCCATTATTTTTTACAACATTTATTTTCTGTTTCTACTTTATTTAATGGAGGTCTGTCATCTTTTTTTTTACTATCTTTTATTACCATACATCCAGTAAAAAATATTAGAATATAAAAAACCAATAATATATGTTTTCCCATTATGACCTTACTTTTGCTGCTTTAGTATTACTAACTACCGTTTTTCCTTTTGCTCCTGCCTTTTTCTTTTTTCGTGCTGTAGACGCTAATTGCCTTCTGGACAAACTCTCAGCTTTTGACCTAGGTAAACATCTGTCTGGATTTTTCTTATCCTTAGACGTTCCACACTTTCCTTTGATCTTACCATCAGAACCAATACGAACCCAGTCTTGTTTAACCCAATTCTTTAATGCTCCCATTACTTTTTCTTTTTAGAGCCCTTCCCATAGTTAGGGTCTTTACAATACTTACTAGCAGCCATGTTTGCATAAGCACTTGGATAAGTGTCAAATGTTCTTTTAGCCCAAGCAATACCCGCTGCACAAATTTTATTACCTTTCTTTTTTGTTCTTCCCGCCATTACCTTGTTCTTCTTACAGTTCTTTTTACCTGCTTTAATCTTGGTTTTGTTGGCTTATTTTTCTCGTTTAATTTTTTCAACATCATATTTCTTTGATTCATTCTTTGTCTCTTAATCTCTTCTTCCCTTGTTGTTTTTTTATTTTTATATCTTTTAGATATAAAATCTTTTTCAATCTTACTCATTTTTTCTGACCGTCTTTTTTTTGCCAAACGATTTGCTGCCTCTGCTGCTTTAGATTTACGATTTGCCTGTGCTGTTGGATTAGCGTTGATTTTCTTTTGAGTTTTTTTATACTTAGCCTCTTGAATCTTAGTTCTTACTTTTCTTAAAGGAACTGTCTTTTTTGTTTTAAGTTTTTTAATTCTTTGTACAGTCTTATTTCTTTTCGTAACAAGTTTTTTTAATTTTTCTGCTGAAGTTTTTTTAGGCATGATGTTTTTTTTATTTAAACAAAGATAATTATAATTTTATATTTTTTTGCAGCCACTTAAATGCTTTACTAACAAGAGTGTTTTCTTTTTTCTTTTGTATTGCTCTACAGTTTACACACAGAGAGTCGCTAACAGTAATCCTAACGCTGTCTACTATTTCTTTTACAACTATCTTATAATCAAACACTAAGCTGTCTTCACTTATAAGTTTTAAGTTGTTTAACTCATAGACACTTTCGTTAAATTTTTTTTCTATTTCTTTTATATCTCTTTTTTTACGCCAAAGATCTTGTTCAAGTAAAACTTTTTGTTTCTTCTGTTTGTTTACTTGTTGTATGGTGGCGTCAGCTAAACTATCTATATTAATAGTAGACTCTTCTACCTCTATAATTAGTTTATCTGGTTCCGTACACGACATAAGTCCAACTAATAATATAATAAAAAGCCTATTCATTGATCTCTTGTAGGGTTTCTATAAATTTATCGTTAAGTTTCTTGTAATCACTTCGTAATATTATAACCTCTTCCTGTAAAGCTTTAATTTGGTTGGTAAGGGTAGTTTTATTGTCAATATATAGGTAACCTATGGCTATTAAACAAAAAAACAACAGGCCTGTTACTGGATTAGCAGCAAAGTCTTTAAAATCTATAGGTGATTTCATTCTATTATTAAAGTATCACCGTTTTCTTGCATGCTTTCTGCAACTTGTTCGTCTGTAAACGTATAAGATGTGTCTGTATCTACCATGTCTACAAATAAATCATCATCAAGTGTAAATATTTCATAAAGTTCTTCACCATTAGGTATCATATACCTTTGTACATACTCGTAATACTCTTTAGAGCCTTTTATTATGTTCATTTTTTGTATTTTTACAAAGATATAAATTTAATTAAATGCTTAATACAGATAATAACTACCTTAAATACTGGAGAGTAGTAAGGTTTTGGGTAAAAGCTAAGCACAATCTTAGTACACCTGAGCTAGAAATGATGCTTTTTCTATACAGCGAAGAGTATTTCAATAAAACAAAGTTTCGTGAGTTTGAAGAGCTAATGTCTTGGGATGTAAATAGGTTTAGTTCTTTATTAAAAGATGGCTGGATAAAAGTGTGGAGAAAAAAATCTGGTAAACACGCTACACTATACGAGCTTTCCTATAAAGGGAAGCGAGTCGTGGCAACAATTTACAAAAAATTAAGTGGTGAAGAGATCGCTGAGTCAGCAAATGTCAATCCTTTATTTAGGTTTGACGCCACATATATGCAAAAAATTTATCGTAACTCTATAAAAAAAATGAATGAATTTATAAAACAACAACGACATCTCTCTCAGTAATAACAGTATAAGTAATATCATTGAGAAGCAGGCTAAAGCCAGCAGACTTATCATAATATACAGTGTCTTGTTCTGAGATCTCATTTACATTTGTTCCAGGCTTAATTACCTTTCCTTTTTTATACCTAAACTCATTAGCATCTGTTGCTGTTAACAGTAGTCCAGATTTTGTTTTTAACTGTTCTTCTATTGTTTGTATAATAATATACTTTCCTATTGGTTTCATTATACTGTTTTTATAAATAAAGGAGTCTTGTCTCCAATAAAACATCCTACGGTATTATAGTAAAAATACTCTACGGCATCCTCTTGACTCATCTTGTCATTATCCATTAAGCTTTTAATGCATAGCTCAGTGTCGTATACAGCTACAGGATTAGGGCCCTCAGATATACCTATCAGTGCACTTTCATACCCATCAGCTAATAAACATCCATTGTTTTCTAGCTCTTCCATTAAAATTTCTTTATCTAAATACATTAGTGTTTAAATATAGCATAAATTTTTACACCGTCTTTATTATTAATTAATTTTTTTTCAACTTTTTCTTTTGAAACGACAACCGCAGGTTGGAGTTTCGGATTTTTAGACCCTAGTTTTCTTTTCTTCATATTTCTTCATGTTATCTATTAAATTATTATTTTCTGTTTTTATTCCTAAAAGAATTAAAATAAACTTAATCATCACTTTGACTTTGTCTTTTATGGGTTATAATAGCATTGGTACTTAATATAGTTGTAGCTACACTTACTGCATTTAGCAAGGCATTCTTGGTTACCTTTAAAGGATCTATAATTCCCATCTTAAACATATCACCATACTCTTCGTTCTTTACATCAAACCCAAAGTTATGTTTATTATTATATATGTGCTCCATAATCCATTCAATTTCTATCTCAGCATTATTGCATATTTGATTTATTGGAGCTTGTAAGGCAGTTGACAGTATTAGCCTGGCTAAGTTTTCATTTTCCTTACTGTCTACTTTAGATTTATTTAATAAACTAATCGACTCTCTTAGTAGTGCTAGTCCTCCACCAGCAATTATACCTTCATCTAAAGCTGATCTTACTGCACACACTGAGTCATCAACCCTGTCATACAATTCTTTTTGCTCTACATCAGAGTTACCTCCTACAAATATACATCCTATTGCTCCAGCTAAACTAGCTATACGCTCATTAATAAACTCACGCTCATGCTTTATCGTGGTGTTTTCTTGCTGTACCTTTAGTTGAAATATACGTTTGTTAGTTTCTTCGGGTTTCTCATCTTCCTTAAATATAATAGTGGTCTCTAGACTAGATACTATTTTATCAGCATAACCTAAGTCCTCCATTCTGATTAAACTTAAATCATCACCAGTCTTCTCGCTAAAGAACTTTGCATTAACAGCAAAAGCAATATCACTCATTAGCTCAGTTGACTTATATCCAAAGTTTGGTGGTATAATATTACAGAACTTTAGTCCATTACGAACAACATTAGCTGCTAAGGTATTAATAACATTACCATGACATGGGCCTATAATTAAAAGCTTGTCTTGGTTTTGTATAATAGGTTTTAGTATATTCTCAATTTGTAACACACTACTTATCTCAGCATCACAAACTAATATCTTAACCCCCTCTAATACACACTCATCTTTCTTTTGATTATTGATAAACATATTAGATGTGTATCCTCTGGCAATCTTTATACCGTTTGTAACCTCAGCATATGTTTCTGATGTCATTGAGTTCTCCACAGTAACAATACCGTTTACACCCACCTTATTATAAGCGTCAGCAATTATCTTACCAATCGCCTTGTCATTATTAGCTGATATACAAGCTACGTCTAATAGTCTTGCTGGAGTTACTTTCTTTGAGTTCTTAGTTAAACTTTTTACAATTTCTTTAGTATAGTCATTAATGTATTTTATAACTTCAGTTATGTTGCATCCTTTTTCTAAATACTTTTGTCCTGCCATTACAATAGCTTCTGTCAATACAATAGCTGTAGTTGTTCCGTCACCAGCTGTATTAGCCGTTCGACTAGCTGCATCCTTCATCATTTGTATTGCAAGGTTTTCTATTGGATCATCTAAGAATACTGACTGTGCTACAGTAACTCCGTCTTTAGTTATAGTAATCCCTTTTAAATGATCGGCAGATTCTATAAGCACAGTCTTACCTAAAGGCCCTAATGTGCTCTTTACGGCTTTTGAAATTTTAGTTATTCCTTGAATTAATTTGTGGCGAGCTTCATCGTCAAACGACAAGTCCTTTGGTATGTATCCCTGAGATTTCATAAAGTATATTTAATTAAATTAGACACAAATATAACAAAATTTATTATATGACAAGGACAGGAATTTTTTTGTTTTTATAGCTATATATATTTTTCTATATATATTTTTTTTATTATATTCTATTTTGACTACTAAAAGTCTGCCATAAATAAATAATATAAATATAAATAACTGAGAATCAATAAGTTAAAGTAAGTTATCTAAACAATAAGGTCTGCCAAAAGTCTGCCATAAGTCTGCCATTTGTTGTCTTTTACCTGTCTTTTACAAAAAAAAAGAGAAAACTTTATGTCTTCTCTCTTTCACTACTAATCAAACTAAACGGGATCTCTTTAATACTCGTATATATCTCTGTCATTATTCATTCGCATCTTAGCTCTCTCAATACCATCAGCTATACAATCTATTTTGTATTGCTTCTTCATTTGTTTTCTATACATCGATGCTTCCTCAATACCTGACACACCATCTGGGCGTCCATTGATTAACCTACCGTCCTTAACGTATAGGCCATTTACATAATCTGAAGTGTTACTGTTGTATTCCATGACTTTTTTTTGTAAAGATAATAAATTTTTGTTAGACATTTAGAGGTTGAGGATAATACTACACTACACAGCATTTTTTTTAAAATTAAAACCGATTTTTTTCACTAGGGGGGGTACTAGATATGGCTGACGCACTCGGATTTTTTTGGCTTTTTGTTTTCATCTGGCTGCGTCCAGTGTCGTACTGGCTGCGTCCAGCATCGTTCCCATTTCAAACTGCATAGTTGTGCAGATTCAGGGGGATTTTCCCCTACATTACCCCACATTCCACTAGATATGAGAGCATAAAATACAATGATCATTGTTTTAAGGGACAAAGAACTGCGTCTTTATACCCCATCGAAGTGTGCAAATAGCAAACAAAAAGCAGTGAAACACACCTGTGTAACTGACTGACAATCAATACATTAAAAATTAGATGTCTATTTATTTGTTTTATAATAATTAATTTATATATATTTGCACATAAATCAAACAAAAATTAAACAAATTATGACTAGAGAAATCACTACCGAATGGACGTTAAACGAGATAGAAACACTAAGAATGACTATCGCAGATAGAATCAGAGATATGAGAGATGATAATATTCACTACAATACTCCTGAATTTCAGGCAATGAGAGGACTACAAACCAAGATAGTCTTGATGCATGAAGACATGGTTTACGATAACATCTAACCTTACCTTACTCCTAGTAGCTCATAGTTAATCGCTATGGGCTTTTCTAGGTAGAGGAATAATCCTCCACAAATTAAACAAACAAACGATGACAAAAATAGAAATTATCCAAACCTTAGACAAGGTATTATCAACTGAAACACTAGATAAGTTTTACTCAATATCAATAACGGATTACGATTGTAGTAGGGATGGAGACAGAGCAGCATTAAGAATACAAGCAGACTACACATCTGATTTAGTTTTTAAACTTAACAAGGTATTCAATATCGATGAGGAAGATGCTGATTCTCCTAAATGGATTGTTGGTAATAGTGGTTACCTACACCTAGCAACAAAGATTAACGGTACCCCATCAAGAACAGTTAATCTAGCTATCACTCTAGCTTAATCTAGTCTCACTCCTAGTGCCTCAATGCTCATCGCATTGGGGTTTTCTAGGTAGACGACAATAGTGTCATAATTAAACAATAACAAATGGAATACACAGTAAGAGATACACAATTCGGTAAGGACTTTGACAAGCCGATGAACATCAATGGTAGAGATGGTAATAAAGGATGGTACAATCTAGTATTATCTATCGCAGAACTAAAGATGTTTATAAGGGGATTAAAGCCACACAGACATTACACTCTCAAAGGTGTTAAAGCATACTTTGGGCTAGAGAAAATGGGGTACGACAAGCATGGACTATTAGAATGCTTAGAGGGATTCAAGACTCAGCTTGAGGATTACAATAGCTAGATACTCTGATGAGGACTCAATGTCCGAAACGAGCAGAAATGCTCGTCAGTATCATAAGATACCAATTAAATTAAATAACATGATTACAACAAACAGCTACACACAAACTAAATATACTTGTTATGAGTTAAGCAAGAACAATGTTCTTGGAGTGACTTATTGGGAGACAGATTGCCCTGAAGCAGAGGACAGAAGTACACCTAGATACCACAACATTGAGATAGCAAAACTGATGCTAAACAATGACGATGTGACAGAGAAGTTAGAGGGAATATGGGATGATATAGTAGATTATATTAACGAAAACCAATTACAATAATGAGACTAAAAAACAACATTAAAAAATATATAGTTATCGATACATGGAACGGAGATGGATATTCTTCAGAAAATGGAATAGATACAAAACAATTTGCATACAAAAAATCAGCATTCAAATGGGCATATAAAAGAGCATTGAGCAATGCTAATGGAGACGCAAAAGATGTAACAAGATACTCTGATGAGTATGCACAAATAGACAAGGGAGTAGATGGAGACGGATACTTTTGGGATGCCTATGACGATAATTGTGGTAGCTATCAAGTATGGGAAATAAAAGATGCTTATGCGTTTATGATTCTATGCAATGTAAATGATTGTGCAATGCTCACAAAGAAACAATATGAAGAGCAAATAGAATGGCTAGACAAAGAGTACGGAGAAGATTTAGAAGAGTATTCTGATACAGAAGAGAATGGAGATAAATATTATTGTTCTCTTGTAGATGATTACGATTATCAATTTAGACTAATTACTAATTTAAAATAAATAAAATGACAGAATTTGAAGAGTTAGAAAAGAATATACAGCATTGGTACTACACATACCAAACCATACACAAAAAGATCTCGAGGAGCATGTTTAAAAGTTGCACTCAAGATGAGTACAAAGAGTATACAAATGCAATGTCTCAATTAAAAAGAGTTAAGAAGAAATACGGAACTATAGATATTACAGATATAAAAGATTTACATCGTTAATTTGTGTTGTTTGTTCTGCGAGATGCCTCACTATGAAAGTAGTGGGGATTTCGTAGTAGAAGACAATAGTGTCATAATTAAAACTAAACAAATGGGATACAATACAGATTGGAACGGACAGTTAAGAACAAACAGACCGTTTACCACACAAGAATTAAAAGAATGGGAAGGAATAACAGATGAGAGACATGACAGTGAATTTGAATTCGGAGACCAAAGAAGAGAGTTTCCATCAATATGGTGTGGATTCGAGATTAAAAACTATAATGATGATTCAGGAACTTATGGAGTATTCAGATGTATGGGATATGAAAAAACATATCAAGGTAAAGAATGGACAATATTCTTCTTGAAAAAACTAATTAAGTGGAGTAAAACTAAAGACATATATGCTGAGGGAGAATTAGAGTGGAAAGGAGATGATGGGGATAATGATATGGGAAGACTTGTAGTTGAAAGAGCAGCAGAAGAAATAGGATATCCTCCTGAAGAAAAAATGTTAATAATGCATATTGAGACAGTAGACTTTAAATACAGAAGAGAGAAGACTGCATACGTCTTCAAAGACGCACACAAAATATATACAGACTTATAAGGTATTAAGTATTCCCATTTTACGAAAGGAAGGTAACATGTTTAAATTTTGTTTATTAAATATTTAAATGTATATTTACCGAAGTTATTAATTAATATAATATAATATGAAAAAAGTAATAAGAGTAGAAAACGATTATGATAATACAATGGTTTGGGAGTTGTATGCCGAACTAATTCAAAACATTACAGAAGACTTGCCAATACTAATAGAGCAAGACGTCAGCAGACATAAACATATTCTTCCAAAAAGAAGTTATGCGTGTTATTTAGGATGGGACAAAGAAGAGTATAATTGTGTTGATAGTGTATTTGCATCAGGATATTGTCAAGGGGATTATCATTCATTTACATTGAGGATGAAAAACTTTGATTGTCAACAACATGAAGACTACAAGTTGTTAAAGACTTTACTAAAAAGATACTATACTCACAAACACTCATACATCTGTAGATTGTTTGAAGTTTTAGATTCAGGGCATGAGTTAGAGATTGAATCAATAAGCATTCAAATGATTGAAAAAGAGTTTCCTGAGAATAAGGATATCGAACAAGCGATAATAGATGACGGAAGACTAGAGTATGATAGTGTTGAATTTAATATTGATTAATATGAAAAAAGAGTATATAACTTGCGACAAATGTTGCTACGATATTTTAGATAGTGAGGGAGAGGTTATGGAACATGAATGCTTATCTCCTGAATTAAAAGTAAAAGGTGTGCGTTATTTCGAAACACGAAGAGGATTAGGATACGAATGCAAAACAAATTTTAAAGGTGTATCTATTTGGAATGATGGGCATGGGGGACAAACCTATCTCAACTTTGATTTAAGAGACGAATCCTTTAATCCAAAAGACTATGAAGAATTGTCTGAGGGAAGTTTAGAAGAATTGATAAATGATTATGAATATAAAAAACAATTAAATGAAAATAAAAGTAAATAAAAATCAGCAAAAAATTTAGAAAAACAGTTTGGACTATTATTGAAATAGCAAAGCAAAAAGCTACAAACGGAATAGAACATTTTCACTACTCTATTCCAAGAGGATTAGGTTTTGGTAGTCATGAAATAATAAAAGAAGTGGAGCAAATAACAGAAGAAACCGTCTATGCTGGATACCGTAGTGTAAAGGACGGAACAATTAGATTCTCAATTAGTAATTAATTAAAAATAATAAAATGAAAACAGAAAAAATGAATAAAAAAGATCTTGCAATAAACAAAATAATTCAGGAAGAATTAATAGATATTACTGAAGACAGATACATGAGTACATACGGATTCGTAAGTAAAAACGGATTAGAAGAACTAGCAAATTGGGTACTTGGAAATGGAAAAGAAGATAGTTGGGAGGCATCAGACGATTGCGACCAAATTCAACAACTATGTAATGCAGTAGATAAGGGAAAGTGGATTGTTAGTGTTCTTGAAGCTAATATAGAAGAGGATATTGACGTAAGAATAGATGATGGATACTATACTATTAGAGACATTAACAAAGTAATTGATAATGTTGAATATGGTAACGAAGATTCATGGGTAGCAATTCAAAAAATAAAAGAAATAATAAGTTAACTTTGTAAAAAAACTTATGAAACAATTTGTTATATCTTCTGAAGTAAGTAGCAAAAATTTTTCAAACGACATCAGCTTAGAGAAAAACTGTGTACAAGTAGTAGACAGTAACATCTCTCTAGCTGATTTTGTTTTAAATACCCAAGAATATATAAATGATTATGTGTTTCCAATAGTTAGTATAAACACTAATACATTGGTAGAAGTAAAGCCAATAGATTGGATTGAATCTGAAGAGTATATTAGGCATCTATTTTCAAGAGTAAGAACTGAACATAATGGATATTTAATTCATTATAAAAACTGCTCTGTAGCATGGTATGAAGAGCATGGGGAAATATATAGACTGTGCGTTAAAATTGCAGAACTAAAAAGTAAAGACTGTGTATTAGTTTCTGCTCTTAATTCAAATGACGTACACATCTTAAACAAAGAAGTATCAATGAAGTTATTAGATAACTTATGGCTTGTCACACAGTTGTACGAAGAGCAAGTAATTGATAAGTATTATTATACCGAAGAGGAAAAAAAAGATCATTACACAAACCTTTGGAGATATCATTACGAAAGAGAATGTCAGCATGTAGATAATTTTTATGTGTTTAATCAAACTACAAGGGGAGAGATAAAGAATTTTAGATTAGCTAGTAAGATAAAGACAGAACGATACAATAGATATACAAGAAAACTACAAGAGTTTAACGAATTCTTGTGTCCAGTAAGCTATTACTTTCCTAAAGAAAAGCTAGACTACAATGATTACGATATGAATTCAGGAGAAGTTATTGAGTACACAAACAAAGATTATGCTGAAGAAAAACACAAAGAAGACGCATTATTAGTGACAATTCTTAGAAGTGAAGACGATTTGACAAAACTTTTTTAGAAAACATTAGGTATTAATCAAAATTTGTTGTAATATTACACACTAATTGAACTAAATATAATATAGGTAGGTATTTATGATTAAATCAGGTACATAAACTAAGTTATACCTGAACTACTCTACAAGCTAAGAACATTCACAGTCTGAAATAGTGATGTACGGATGAGACACTTGTAGATACAAGGATAAACAAAGCCAACTTATTTATTTAGATACGAGTTGATGTTAGGCGAAATCAACAATGTAATTAGAAACTGTATGGCGTGTTTCTTCCTCGTTTTTTTTAAACTTAAACAAAAAAAAATGGATAAAGATTATAGAAAATTTTTAAGTAATTACAAGTACAGAGTATTAGACTACAATTCTTGGAGCGAGTATGTTAAAAGCGAGTACAAAAAGATGAGAGAGAAAAATCTTAAGACAAGACAGAAGAAAGAAAGAGAGCAGCTTAAAGACACACCATTAAATTTTAATTGGTAATGAAGGAAGTACATGAATTAATTTTAAGAGAGAAGTTGAAGGACAAACCAAATAAAATATATATTCAGTGGTTACAAAAGCTTAACGAACAAATTCTTAAGCAAATCATCATCAACAATTACAAAACAAAATAAGGAGTGGGAATAATCCCAATAATTTTATAGGTGTAAGATACCTTAATATTAAATGTTTACTCTTTATGTTATAGGGGGGTAGTTAAAAAGGCATAAGCCAACAATACGTTAATACTGTTAGCTACCTCCTTATAAAAATTAAATTAAATTAAATGAACGAATCAGCATCATATCTTGTAGAGTCTCTAGTTAAGGAAAGACAAATAAAATTAGACAATATATATAATAGAAGAAATTTTATTGATCTAAATAATTTCTTTAAAGAAACAGATAAAATAGAAATAAAAGGTAGATTTGTATCTGCTTGTAAATATCCTATGCCCATACCTGAAAGAGTTATTGTCAAAAACGATATGAGTAAGTATAAATTAAATAAAACACTAACAGAAGAATTTATAAATAGATATGAAAGAAATAAGAAATAAGCCTAATTATTATATAGGTAAAAATGGTTATGAAGCAGAACAAGTAGTTTACGGATTCTCTTGTTCATATAATGTAGGTAATGCAGTTACCTATCTTTTAAGGGCTGGAAAGAAGAGAGAAGAGGGAATGAGTATTGTACAGAAACATATAGAAGATTTAGAAAAAGCAATACACCATCTTCAGTATGAAATAAAAAATTTAAAAAAAGAAAATAAAATAAAATGAAAAGAGAAATATTTGACAAGTATGCTACTGCAATAGCAGATAGGTTTCACTTAACACTGGATGAAATGTTTACTAAGAGTAAGAAGAGAGAGATAGTTGACGCAAGACAAATGCTATACTTTTTATCAAGAGAACGTCCTATTAGAATATCATATATACAAAAGTTTATGGAAGAGAACGGACACACAGTTTCACACTCTACAATAATTCATGGTTACAATATAGCAAAGGATCATGTTGATAATGACAGTGACTATGCTGAAGTAGTTAGCCAACTTAAGAATGTATAACATTGACGACATATATACACAAGCATCAAATGATGAATCAATGAGAATTGAAAGAAATTCTAATGTTAGCTTTATTAATGTTGGAGTTAAAATAAGTAAGTATCCTAGCAAAACAGAAATTTTAAATTGTTCTAAAAACGGAGACTACTTTCAAGAAATAACATCTAAAGAATATAATATGTTTTATACTCATGGATGGTATGTAGGCTGCATTATATTAGCCATATCTAACTGCGTAAGAAAGTTAAATATGATTAAGGTTAAAATGCAAGAAGAAGTAAATCAAAGAAAAAACGATAAGTTTATTAAAAATTTAAAAACAAAACGGGAGTTTGTTATGAATAAATATTCTTATTATAGTCAAAAACTAATTAAACTAAATCAAAATGAAAAAATTAAAAACAGTAAACATACAAGGTAAAGACTATGTTGAAGTTAACACAAGGCTTCAATATTTTAGAGAGGTATATCCTCAGTACACATTAGATACAGAAGTAATACAAATTACAGAAGACTCTATTACATTTAAAGCTTTCATATTAAATGAAGAGGGACGTTTAATTGCATCAGGAACGGCAAAAGAAAGAAGTGGATCTAACTTTATTAATAAAAATTCTTATGTAGAGAACTGTGAAACATCTGCATGGGGTAGAGCATTAGGTAATTTCGGAATAGGCTTAGACACCTCAGTAGCATCTTATGATGAAGTTGCCAATGCAATTAAGAATCAAACAACTAAAGCAAAGGCACCAGCAAAAACAACTAAATTAAAATTGGTTGTTGATGATGATAATTGGGATAAGGTTTTAAAGTACATGGCTCAAAACAAAGCATTAGGCTTGGACAAGCTTGTCAACAACTTAGAACAAAAGTATTCAATTAAGACATCAGTAAAGAAAGAACTTTCAAAACACATTAAATAATGATAGTTCCTATTAATTACACCGACAAAGTTGTCTCTAAAATTGCAGAGAAACTAAAAGATGACTCATCATATTATGGAGAGTACGGAAAGCAATGGTTGTCAAATTCAGATATAAAAAACTTACTAGACAATCCAAGAATGTTTGGAAAGCCTCAGGCTGAAACAAAAGCAATGTTAGAGGGAAGGTATTTTCATACTGCTATTTTAGAAAAAGATAAACTAAAAGATTTTGATATTGTAGATGTGTCTAGTCGAAACACAAAAGCATACAAAGAACATATAGCATACAATGACAACAAAATGTCTCTTCTTTATCATGAAGTTGAAGCATTAAAAGATTTAGTCGATGCAATGTTATGCAATTTAGAAATGTACGATGAGATTTACAAGGTAGGAAATAAATATGAAGTTCCAATGGTAAAAATGATTATGGGATTGAATTGGAAAGGCAAGGCTGACATAGTTTGTTATGATAAGCTAATTGATTTAAAAACGACATCTGATATAAACAAGTTTAGATCAAGTGCATATCGTTATAATTATGATAGTCAGGCATATATATATCAAGAGTTGTTTGGTTTGCCTCTGGAATTCTATGTAATAGACAAGTCAACATATCAGTTAGCTATTTTTAAACCTTCTGAAGAATTTATTCAAAAAGGCAAGGAGAAAGTTGAAAACGCAGTCTTTATCTACAATACATACTTTAGTAAAGATTCAGAAGAAAATATAAATCAATTTGTTTTACATGAAACACTTTAGAAACATATTGATTCATCGAAAAATATTTTTTGTTTTAAAAATAGTTTATAAGGTAATAAAATATTATCTTTCAAGGCTATCTTGGAAAAGAGAAATATTTATAGTAGAAGTTCCAACTACTATGGAAAACGAGCAGCAAAAACAAAAGTTAATGGCTGAGGTTTTAGAAATTTTGGAGCAACAAATTAAATTAAAATAAATGGAAGATAAAATTTATGTAGGTAGCGGAACTGAAAAGTTTGACGGCAACCTAGTTTCTTGCAGTTTATGTTTAAGTGACCTTCCTTCTGAGCATATTTTTGAATATAGCGGAAAGAAGTATATTAAACTTAATGTGCAAAAGAAAAAGCAAGCTGATGAGTATGGCAAGACTCATTATGTTGCTGTTGACACTTGGAAACCCGAACCCAAGAAAGATGAAGTACAAGAAGAAAAAGACTTGCCTTTCTAATAATTGTGAAGAGGAGGTCGAAAGACCTCCTTTTTTTTTAATAAAATATAATGGAGATAACAATATTCAAAGACATAAAAAATACATCTCAACCTTTTTACAGAAATGTAGAATTAGTTCTAAACAGAATAGAGCAGGGAAATTCAAAAGACATAGTAAAAAAGATTAGAGCAGAAAAAGATAAAGAAAAAAGAAACGAATTAAAAAAACTTTTACCAGCAATTTGTTTTAGTGGTAAGTTTACAAAACGTAATGACACATCCTTAACACAACATAGTGGATTAATTTGTTTAGATTTTGATGGGTACAAAACTGATAAAGATTTACTAGAAGAAAAAGAGAAGTTAGCTAAAAACAAATTTATATTTGCAGTTTTTATTTCTCCAAGCGGAAAAGGTTTAAAGGCATTAGTGAAAATACCTAAAGAAGTAGACAACCACAAAAACTATTTTAATTCTTTAAACAAACACTTTAACTCACCATACTTTGACACTACATCTAAAAACATATCAAGAGTATGTTATGAAAGTTATGATCCCTTAATTTTTATAAACTTAACATCTAGTGTTTGGGACAAAATAGATGCTCCAGAGTTTGTAGAGTTTAACAAGTACAAAGACAAACCAACCATACCAGTCACAGATGAAAATAAAATTGTAGAAATTTTACTGAAATGGTGGGAGAACAAGTATGGGTTGGTTAGTGGAGAGAGAAACAATAATGTTTATATACTGGCAGCTGCCTTTAATGATTTTGGAGTGCCAAAAAATTTAGCTGAATATGTTATGGGTAATTTTAGTAGTAGTGATTTTAAACATCATGAAATTAAAAGAACAATAGACTCAGCTTACGCACAAGTGCAAAACTTTGGAACTAAATACTACGAAGACGAAGACAAAGTAAACAAAGTCAAACAACAATTAAGACGAGGGGTATCAAAAAAAGAAATCCGATGTCAATTAGAAGACGAAAAAATTGATGTCGGAGATATAGATAACGTAATAGTTCGTCTTGAAGAAGAGCAGTCTAATTATAAGTTTTGGACAAAAAACGAAAAGGGAGTAATAAAAATAGTTCACATACTTTTTAAGAACTTTTTAGAAGATAATGGTTTTTACAAATTTAATCCTGAGGGAAGTAAAAGTTATGTTTTTGTAAGAGTTACTAATAATCTTATAGACCATACATCTGAAAAAGAAATTAAAGATTTTGTTTTAACATATCTTTTATCTGTTGATGATTTGTCTGTATACAATTACTTTGCGGAACACACTAGATACTTTAGGGAAGAATTTCTTACATTATTATCTTCTATAAATGTTTTTTTTATTGCAGACACTAAAGATACAGCTTATTTGTATTACATGAATTGTGCTGTTAAAATTACAAAAGATGACATTGTGCTTATAGATTACTTAGATTTAGGTGGTTATGTTTGGAGAGATCATGTCATTGATAGGTCATTTACACTTTGTAAGGTTGGGGAATGTGATTATAAAACTTTTATATCAAATATTTGTGCGGATGATAAAAACAGAATAAATTCAATGGAGTCTACTATCGGATACTTATTACATGGTTGGAAAAACTTATCTTATTGTCCAGCAGTAATATTAAACGATGAAGTTATATCTGCAAACCCTGAAGGTGGAACGGGTAAAGGGCTGTTTATGAATGGATTATCTAAAATGAAAAAGAATGTAACTATAGATGGAAAGAGTTTTACTTTTGAAAGGTCTTTTGCTTATCAGTTAGTTTCTGCCGACACACAAATACTTTGTTTTGATGATGTAAAAAAATCATTTGACTTTGAAAGATTGTTTAGTGTTATTACTGAGGGACTAACATTAGAAAAGAAAAATAAGGATGCAATTAAAATTCCTTTTTCTAAATCTCCAAAAGTTGCTCTGACTACAAACTATGCTATCAAAGGAGAAGGCTCTTCTTTTGAAAGAAGAAAGTGGGAGTTAGAGTTGGCTCAACATTACACTAAAGACTTTACACCTCTTGTAGAGTTTGGTAGACTTATGTTTGGAGAGTGGGATGACAACGAGTGGTGTCAGTTTGATAATTACATGATAAAAAATTTACAAATGTATTTAGAGCATGGTATGTTAAAAAGCGAGTTTGTTAATTTAAAGATGAAAAATTTAATAAGAAGTACCGACCATGTGTTTATTGAATGGTGCGGATTAATTGGTGGTGGCAAATTTAATGACAAGCTAAAACCTGATAGCAGAATATACAAGCCTGACCTCTATAAAGATTTTATAGAAGAGAATCCAGACTTTGCACCTAGATCAAAAGATACTGTTTCAAGAATTAAGTTTTATCAATGGGTTAAAAAATTCTGCTTATATTATTATAAAGTAGAGGCTGAAGAGGGTAAAGATTTAGGTGGTAGATATTTTTATTTTAAAACTATTGATGTTTAATTTTAGAGACTATCAAGCGGACATTATAAATAAGGGTGTAGAGATTATATCCGTTTATAAATTTTTATATTTAGCTATGGAAGTAAGAACTGGCAAGACTTTAACAAGTTTAGGGATTGCCAGTCTTATAGATTGTAAAGAAGTTTTGTTTATAACAAAGAAGAAAGCAATATCAAGCATTGAAAATGATTATAAATTATTAAAAGCTAAGTTTAATATTGTAGTTATTAATTATGAGTCGCTACATAAAGTAAAACAAACAGGCTGGGATTTAGTAGTTTGTGATGAGGCTCATACTCTGGGAGCTTTTCCAAAGCCAAACAAAAGAGCTAAGCAAGTTAAGGAAATATTGAGTAGATCTAATCCTTATGTTATACTGCTTAGTGGAACACCAACACCAGAATCTTACAGTCAAATGTATCATCAGCTGTATGGTATAACTAATAGTCCCTTTAAAAGATTTAAAAATTTTTATGCATTCTCAAAACAGTATGTTTTGGTTAAACAAAGAAAAATTAACGGTATGTTTATTAATGACTACTCTAAAGGTTTAAGGTCTATACTAGACGATATTTCTAGATTTAAAATAAGTTACACGAAAAAATCGGCAGGATTTAAAACAGAAACCAATGAAAAGATACTTTATGTTAATTTAAATAGAATTACTCAAGGGTTAATAACTCGCTTAAAAAAAGATAGAGTTATAGAGGGAGATGGGGAGCTTTTACTGGCAGATACTCCTGCAAAGTTAATGACTAAAGTACATCAGCTTTGCTCAGGTACTGTGAAGTTTGAAAGTGGCAACGCTATGACAATAGATTTTACTAAGGCAAAATTTATACACAAATATTTTAAAGATAAAAAGATAGCAATATTTTATAAGTTTACTCAAGAGTACAAAGCTTTAAAAGAAATATATAAAGACAAGATTACTAATGACTTAGAAGAATTTAAAACTACAGACAAATGTATTGCTTTACAAATTGTTTCTGGAAGAGAGGGCATAAGTTTAAAAGAGGCATCGTGTTTGGTTTACTACAATATTGATTTTAGTGCTACATCTTATTGGCAAAGCAGAGATAGAATGACAACAAAAAACAGAACGCATAATAATATTTTTTGGATATTTAGTAAGGATGGGATTGAAAACGATATATACAAAGCTGTTGTTAAAAAGAAGGACTACACCCTTTCTCATTTTAAAAGAGATTTATTAGATTTGTAATATGACTGAGCAGCAGATACAAAAAAAACGAATAGCTCAATTAGAAAGCGAGGGTTATTACGTTATCAAACTAACAGTCACAAACAAAAACGGCATCCCTGATCTTATAGCAATCCCAAAAGGATCAAATGTTTTGTTTTCAGAAATTAAAAAACCAAAGGGTAAGTTATCAGAGTTACAAAAATTTAGAATAAAAGAACTTGAAGAATACGGAATACAGACAGAAATTTATAGAGGCTAAAGGTTATGACGTAGAAGATTATTTTATGGATAATCTTTCTGAAATGAATTTATATACTGCATTAAAAATTGCAACCTTTATAGAAAAAAATTTACAAAGCATTAAAGTTACAAAGCTACGCTCTGTTGTTTTAGGAGGCTGTATTGTTCATAGTATTGGGGAACCTATAACTTTTGTAATAGAAATGGTACGCAAACAAAACTACTATACTACCTTGACTGATGTTAAATTAATAGACATGGATGAGTATTTAGATTTGATGTTATTAGATTGTTATATAAAACCTCTAGAAAAATTAGGATAATTCATTTTTTTATTTATATTTGATTAAATCAAGTATAAATGCCACGAGTAGCTCCAGAAGACATATCAACCATTACACATATTAAGTATGTAAGTGAAAGTATTCATAACTTTGGAGACAATCTATACGAGGATTTAATGGAGAGAGATCATGAAGAGGCAAAAAAAAATGCTCAAGAGCTAATAAAATTATTGGCTGATCTAATTCAATCCCTATCCGATGAAATCTAACAAAGAGTACGGCAAAAGACTAAGGCTTTCTCCTGAAGAAGTTGACTATATATTACAAAAGAGAGCTACTAATCTGGACAATATAAATAATAACACAGCTTTAGATGTTCATTGTGAAGAGCGTGGTATAGATAAGAAAGACATAGTTAGTGTTAAGCACTGGCAAAGTGGTAGCGGTGAATACAGGTTTTCTATTGTAACTAAAGAAAATTTAGGATTAGATGAAGAGCAATTGTTTAGCAAGGTAAATGATTTTATTTCTAACTACTCACCAGATTATATTCCTCTTAAAAATTACAGAGAGCGTAAGGGTGGTCACTTGCTGGTTGTAAATCCTTCTGATATACACATAGGAAAGTATGCTCATGAGAAGGAAACAAATCAAGAATATAATAATGATATTGCTGTTTCAAGGGTAATAGAGGGCGTTAAAGGACTTATTGACAAAGCTAAAGGGTTTGATATAGATAGAGTATTGTTTTGTATTGGTAATGATGTACTCCATATCGACAATGTATATTCAACCACCACGAAGGGAACTTATCAGGATACAGATGGTAAGTGGTGGGAGCACTATGAGATAGCCTTAATGCTATATGTTAAATGTGTTGAGATGCTTAGAAAGATTGCTCCAGTAGATGTCCTTCACAGCATGAGTAATCATGACTATCAGTCTGGCTATCATTTAGCTCATACATTAAGAAGTTGGTTTAGAAAAGCTACTGATGTCACTTTTGATATTAGTGTTGCACATCGTAAATACTATCAGTATGGTAGCAATTTAATTGGCTTGGAGCATGGGGATGGTGCTAAGATGGTAAACTTACCCTTGTTGATGGCACAAGAGCAGCCTTTACTATGGTCGAAAACTACACATAGATATTTTTACTTACACCATATACACCATAAAGTAAAGCATAAGTGGTTAGACGCAAAAGATTATATTGGTGTAACTGTAGAGTACATGAGAAGTCCATCATCATCTGATAGCTGGCATTCTCGAAAAGGTTTTACTGGAGCACCTTTGGCCTGTGAAGGATTTATTCATAGTAGATTAACAGGGCAAGTTGCTCGCTTAACACATTATTTTTAATGATAATAATCTGGCCTAGTTAAATGAAAACTTATTTTATATTATACACTTTAAGAAGTGGTAAGCAAGAAAGTATAACAATAGAAACTAACGATCTATTCAATTCTTTGTTTCAATATGAAAGAAATAGAGACCTTGAAAGTTGGGATCTCATTCGTTTAATTCCAAAATAAACCCTGAGACTGTTTTTTCATTTCATAAAGTACCTGACATTTTTCATATTCTTCTGTGTATATAAAATGATCCATTAAGATTTCATATACTGGATGATCTGAGCTTAATATAGGCTCGTCAGGATTGTGTACAAAGTAAACATCATCATCTGTCTTAAAAAAATCTTCTAACTTTTTCTTTCCAGTTACCAATAGGTAAGAGTTATTCATACATTTGTCCTCGTCAAATGTCATTTTCTAGGTCTTTTAGGTTTAGTTGGTTTTCTTTTACCAGGATTTGCATCTCTCCATCCTCTCTTGTCACGAAGATATGTCTTATATTTTTCTAAAGCCTTTTCATATCTTAACATCTTTTTATCAAAAACAACTTTTCGATATTCTCTTGGGTTTGTTTTTTTAAGCTCTTCTAATTCTTCTCTGTTATATGTTTTTTCTTTTTTCTTTCTTAAGTCTTTATATATGTCAGCTAACAAAACTTTTCTAACATCTCTGTATAAAGGTATAAACCCTGTGTTGCCTAAAAGTTCTACAGGTATTCTTTCTTCTCTTTCCCTTATCTGTCTTCTTCTAGCCTCTGAAGTTTTTCTATCAGGCTCAGTAAGTTTTCTTAAAGCAAAAGCAGCTGATTTTACTGGAGGAGAGTAAGGGCCTAAAAAGTTTGGTACTATTTTACCAGCATCCATACCTCTTCCTGACTTATAATCTTGTCCTGTTCTAACTAATGGAATGATGTTATACTGTATTGCATCTCTATACTGATCGTACTCACCATCACGAAGTGCGTCCCCAAACTCTGCATTTAACAATTCTATATTATAATTTTGTATTGTTTTAAAAGCATTACCAAAGTTTCTTCCGACTATTAAAGAGGTAAAGGTTGTTGCCAATGCTTGCCCAACTTGTAATTCAAGATCTTTTTCTTCGTCTTCACTTTCTACTCCAAATGCCTCTAACAGTAACTCTCCTGCTACTTTAATTCCTAATGAATAAGCAGTCATTCTCATTGTTACCGCAGCTAATAATTTAGCTCCCTCAGCTCTTGATATACTACTGTCACCATAAGTAAAGGTATTTTGCATAACTCCAGCTAAGCCAACTACTGATGTATCGTACTCCTGCTTTAAAAATGTAGTCATAAAATTATTAAAGTTTACCCAAATCTCTTCTACTCCTTTTGCGTCTTTTCCTTGTAGCCTTGACATAAATGGATTATCTGTTGCTCCAATTAAAGTAACAAACTCATCAGCTTCTTTCATAGCAGTATCTAAAGCTTCTTTGTTTTCTGTTATATAAGCCTCATCATTAGCGGCAATTTTATTATAGTCTATATCCTTTCCAGTTATTTCTTTAAAGGTATCAGACAGCTTACCTAATAAAAAAGGTTTCATTACCATCTTATCAGGACTACTTATCAAAGTATCGGCTATAAGAGCTGTAAAGTTTTGTATTTTTTTACCTGTAGCATCCCACACACCCATTACTTTTTCTTTAGCTGCACTTACAAATCTTTCTCCTTTATATGATTTTTTATTAAGCAATTCCAAGTCAACCTTAGAAGACATTAAATTGTTTCCAGTAACCCTGGTAATAACTTTACTACCCAAATTAGTTAAAACATTTACTAATTCTTCTCTAGATAGATTATTCTTTTTTGACACTCCTGAAGCAAAAGTCTTTGGGTGGACGGCAGCAAACATCATGTTTGATAAATACTCTACCGCAGCTCTAGGTGCACTAACTAGCATTGTTCTATATCCTAGTTTTTGTAGTGACGATGAAACCATTTGCATAAAACTATTTTCTACAAAATTACTTCCTAAAACATTTTGAACTGACTGACTAATTCCTTTATCCAAAGAGTCTAAAAACATTTGAACTTCTGCTGGTGGACTTCCTTTATAGTCTTCTATAAGCTTATCTTTCAACGCTTTAAATGTTTGTTTAGCTTTTCTAACTGGTGTAGTCATGTAGTAATCTAAATTTGTAAACTTAGATCCTCTCTCTGATGCGTTTATTGCACTGGTATAAATCGGACTTACTAATCCTGTTCTTTCAATTCCTGACTTAGATTTTGTAGATGGTCTTCTGTTTGCGTCTGTGCTATTTATAAAGTCATTTATTACATCTTTATTTATATCGACTCTCTCTCTACTCTTTGGCCTTACAGATATGTGTGTATAGTTTTGTCGTGCTATAAATGCAGCGTCTCTTTGTTGAGCAGCGTATACTGCCTTTGCTGTGTTATCAATATCAATTTGTTGTAATATTTTTAAAGCCTCTTTTTCTTCTTTATTAAACTTGTTATATATACTACTTACACTAACATCTTTTTTATCATAGTCTTTTCTAATCTTTTTTAATACTTCAACCTCTCTTTTGCTTTGAGGATCGTATAGTTGGTTGGCCTCTAAGTATTGAATAGTGGCATCTAACCATTCTATTGCTGGTTTTACTTTTTTATCTGTAAGTCTATTTGTATCATACTCGAGTTGTATTCTATAAAACATTAGTCTTGCATCAGCTTCAGCAACCTTGTTTTGTGAAACAACTCCTAACTTAGTGTATGCTTTTTCTAACAGTTTTCTAGCATTATCTCTTAATTTACTTTCTTTTTTATTACTAACTTCCATTTGCTGTTGGTTAACAGCCATGTCATTAAAGAAAGCATTAAACATTTTCTTTGTGTCAAAATTTCCAAACAATCTGTCTATGTTAAAAAGCTGTCCTCTTTCTAATGCGTTATAAAATTTAGATTGCTTATTAAAAGGATTAAAGGTTTTAAGCTTAGAATATATACCCTCTACAGTTGGTAGCTTTAGTTTTTTACTTTTTATATCACTAATAATTGGAGCTGCATCTCTTTGAGCTTTTATTTTAGATATTAATCTAGACATTATACCTGGGGCATAACCATTATTAATAGTGTTGGCAAGTCTAATTATATTATTTAAGTCTTCATTAGGTAACCCTTCCAAAGCCTTTTGATCTTTAATTAACTTTATAAACTCTCTGATATCCTCTCTTGTTTTTCTAAAAGGAAATGATGTTAATCCCGAATCTATTCTTTCTTTCTTTATTTTAATTTTTTTAATTCCTTCAATAAGTTTTTTTCTTTCAGCTGCTTTTTGTTTATCAGTCTTTACAGTCTTTACTCTAGGGTTTATTGTGTCTCTATATACTCTCATAATAGAAACATCACTTTCTGTTATTAAATCATTCTCTAATAAAAAGTCTATAGTTTTTTTATAAGCCACAGTTCCCTTTGGACTTATAATTACATTGTCTAAGAATAAAGCTATCAGCTGAGGTATTCTAGAGTATACATTATTCATGGCTTCTAATACCCTACGAGATTTTACAGCAACCAAACCAGCGTCCTCGGCATTGTCTAACATTACAAGTCTATCGCCTAAACCTTCTATTATATCTTTATAATCTTGATACACTTCTTCTGGTACTACTGACGGGTCTATAGTAACCACATCTCTAAGTAAACTTTCTAGAGTTACGTCTTTACCACTAATAGCGTCTGAAATAATTCTACCAATACTTCTTTTTAAATTTTTAGCAGCTCTTTTTGCTTTAGTTCTTAACTTACTAAATTCAGCTTGTTTGTCGGCATTAGTAAGTATTTTTTTAATTTTATCTACCGTTTCATTTCTTGCCTCTTTATTTGCAAAAGCATCTTCCTCAACAACAAGCTCTAATATTTTACCTACTTCTTTATTGCCAAGCCTACCATCGTTTTTTAAAGTTTTTAAATATTCTCTTATTGTTCCTAAACCTTTTTTGAATCCTTGATTTAATCCTTTTAAAATATTTGTCTCTACTTCTGCAACTAACTGGGGGTCTTGAGATATAAATAAGTAAGTTTGGTTTTCATCTTTTGTTTGAGTTTCTTCTGTAGTTTTTTTCTTACCTATTATTTTTTTCTTATCTATTTTTTCTTGTGATATATCTATAGACGCATCTTCTGATTGTACATCTTTTGGAACATTAGATATGTATTGACCACCCATAGCTGATCGAGCCGCAACACTTTTACCTCTTTCTCCTAAAGGTGTTTGATTCATTTTAGGGTTAGCTGGTTTTGCTTTAGGATAAATATTTCTTACGTCTATACCATTGTTAAATACCATAATAGGTTTCCCTGGTAAAGAAAAAGGATAAGCTGGGTGATATCCAGGATCATCTTCATTTAATCTTACCACCTCGCCATCTTTATCAAACTGAATGGCTGACACTACATCACCGTAGTTTATGTTTTTTAATGCTGGGTCATTAACAATACTTTCTATATTACCATCAATAGTTTTAAGAGGAGAAAATGGATATATTCCAAATTTTTCAAAAGATTCTTTACTCATAAATGTTCTTGCAAACTCGCCTCTTACTTCAAAATTTGTTGTTTTAAATAAATCTTGCAGTTCTTGATAGTCTTTAATTTGTGTTGGCAAACCTTTCTTTTGTAGCCCTTGTGCAACTTTTGTCAGCTTTAGTTTCTGATTTATAAAGTCAACCATTTCTTTAGGTGAAGCTCCTTTTTCTATTGCGTTTGCTATCTCTGCATTTAAGAAATCATAAAACTGTAGGTTGCCTGATACTCCTGCTGGTGCTTGTGACATAACCAAACCAACACCGTCACTTGATGTTATTTTTTGTAAAACTTTTTTTGCAGCTGTCTCGTTAGAAAAAACCCATGCTGAATTACCACCCTGTGACTGTGAACCGTATGGATACATAAACCCACCATTAAACATAAATCTAGTTCCTGATGGACTTTCAATCATACCGTATGTTGCTTGGTCTGCTGCAAAAACAAAAGCATTTGCTCCTTCTAGTTCATTTATATCACCTCTCTTGATGGTGTTTACATCAATACCTCCTCTATCTATTTGCTCTGCATTAACTTCTATAGGTGGCCCCTCATTATTTATATTACTCGGTATCGGCCCGTCAGCTCCCTCAACTGGTCTACCCATATCTGCAACATCAAATGCACTAAAGTCAACACTTTCAACTTCAGTACCTTGTGTTATGTCTTCAGCTAGAGACGTTAAAAGTTCTTTTAAATTTTCATCAGTAGCTACAAAATCTCTTGTTACTTCTTTTATTTCAGGAGTAGACGGAGCAAAAAAGTCTACTACTTTTTCTACCCATGTCTTAACTGTTTTTTTCTCAGGTGCCTTTAAGGTGTCAAAATTTTGTGCCATTTTACCTATAAACTTTGTAAGAACTTCTTCATTACGCTGTTTTGGTTTATACATTTTTATGAATGTATCTATTTCCTTACTAAGTTTTGGATCTTTAATTTGTCTTTTTAAAGTCTCCGCCATATTTTTAGTAACATTAGTTAGCTTGGCAAACTGGTTTGCTAATAAGGCATGAAAAACTTCGTGTGCAATAGTCTGTTCAGTTGCATATGGCATATTAATATGAATGTCATTTGAAGACGAACTGTAGTGACCCCTTGAAGATGGGTTACTTCCAAACCCATAACCTCTTTGATAACTCTTTTGTGTTTTGTGCAGTACGATATTGGTTCCTGGTAAAAGTTTAGCCATTGCCTTAGCAGCATTTTCAGCTCTTGTAATTAATACTTTTTCATTAGCCTCTTTGTTATTAAGATTACCGTCTTTATCTTTTGTTCGTGCACTATACCCCTCAGCATATTTTTCGGAATAAGCCTCATCAGGTCTCCCTTTACTCTCTTGGTCTTCTACAATATATACTCTGTCGCTTACTTTGCTTTGAACTCCTTTTAAAGATTTTTTTCCTTTACGTTCTGAATTTTGTTTGTCTATAACTCTTTGTGGTAATTTTTTATTTCTAGTAGTATTCGTTCCATCTCTATCAAATGTATTTAAAATTATAGTACCATCATCATTTAAAACTACCGTATTACTTCCAGCTCTTCTTCCGTCTCCTCCAAGACCATCAATTACTGGGGCCTCAACCTCATCAGTAACAGTTTCGTCATCAGTTATACCACTTAACTTTGATATCTCTTCTTTTATTTCTTTTAATCTTTTTTTGCCAGCCTCAGTGTCGTTACCTATAAAATTGTTTTTTTCTATTTCTAAATCAACTATCTTATCAATATTTGCTTGATTAGTTATACCAGCAGCTTCTATTTTTTGTCTTATATTTTCCCCTGTAATAATACGCATCTTTCTATCATCGTATCTTTTTTTCAATTCAGGATCATTAGAGATTTTATAATTTAATCCCATAAATGTTACATCGTCTGTATTGTCAATCGTTTCAATAACATCCTCTTTGGTTTGAGCAACACTTTCACCTTGTGCGTCAATTAACTTATAAGTTGGTGGAAATAAAAAGCTTTCTGCTTTGTTTAACATTGCCTTTTTAATTGGAGTTGTAACTGGGTCTGATACTTTATTAATAGCATAACTTATTGGTGCCTTACCAGCACCTCCAATAGTTTCAAAACCTATCTCTCTTACATCTTGTTCTTGTCCTACCAACGCCCTAGCTGCCGATTCACCTACACCACCTCCAATCATTTCGGTTGCTAATGTTGTACCAACAGCAGCCTTGCCAGTTAATTTTTTTGCTTTTATAATTCGGCCCCCTACTCCTAATGACAATCTGTCTATAATACCTATTGCAGCTCCTCTACCTACAGACTTTCTCCATATTCTATTAAAGGCATCTTCGTTTCTTAAAATAGCCTTTATACCATCTTCATTAAACTCTAAGTCATCTCTTTTGTCTATCTCTTCTTTTATAAATTCAGCAAATGACAAGCTAGATTCTAGTGCTCCTGAAGCCATAGCAAATGCTGTTCTTAATGTTCCTGGATTAAATGCTCCTATTAATGCTCCAGGGGCTGCTCCTACTCCTCCAGCAAACGCTCCTGTACCAGCACCATATGCAGCCCCAGCTGCTATAGTGGCCCCACCAGCAGCTAAGGATGCAGGGTTCATTAACTGAGTAATTGTTTGTGCACCTATCTGTAAAATAGCTGACGGGTTTTTTGCTAAAGCTTCTAAAAAACCAGCAAACTTATTATCAGCTTGATCATAAATTCTGTTAAAATTCATCATCTCATCTGTAGTTCCTTGATTTTGTAATGCTTCTTGAGATTGCAAAAACGCTTCTACCTGCTCATCAGTAGCATCACTACCACTAATCATTAAAGAAGCTGCCTCATCAGCTGTGTTACCCTGCATAAGTCCTTGTTTACCAGCACGATATATATCTCCAATAAGATCGGTTACGGAATTTTTACCTACTAACTGTTCTAGGTATGTATCTTTTTCTTGAGAACCTTCTATAAAAAATTCTCCTCTGTTGTATAGCTCTGTAGTTTGATCTCTTTCTACGGGATTTATACTGGTAATTCCAGTATCACCCCCTTCAATATCATCGATACTAATATCTTCTTCTATTACCTGAGTATCATCATCCTTAAATGGAAGTCCCGTTGTTGGATCTATTGGGGCTGTTGGTTCGTTTGAAGAGTCCGAAGAAAAAGGATCTTGATTTGGTTGTGAAGGAGATTCCATAGGCTCCTGATCCCCAGTAGGTTCGGATACGTCTTTTTTTTTTAAGCCATAGGCTTGTTCAAAAACTTCATAACTTTCAATCTCAAAATTTGGTTCAATAACTTGCTCGTAAAACAACTTACGCTTATTATCATCTTGAAGATAAGCGGTAAATTCCTCTATACTGCCTAATTCATAATCAGCAGCTAAAGCTTCGTATAATTTTTTAATAGCTTCGTTGTTCATTTCCTATATTCCTGGTAATTTTCTTTTTCTTTTTTTAGACTTTTCGTCATACTTTTCTTTCTGTAATTTTCTTAAGTTTTGATCTACAGGGTCGATTAAGTTTCTTCTTACATAATCAAACATTTCACTTGTTTTGTCATACATATCTTGATTAGCACCTTTACCTCCAGTATTGTAGTTATCAAGCCCTGGCTTAAACGTATCTATTTTACCATCTCCAGTAGTGTCAACTCCGTAAAAACCTGCTGGTATTTTGCCACTATTAGCAGTTTTCATATCATCTTCATTAGCACCCACCAACTGTATGTTTTTAGCATACTGTCCTGTACTTCTATCAAAAGGTCTTTCTTTTAACATATCATCTCCTTTCAATGGTGGATAAGTTATAGTTCTATCTCCAAACTCAACCACTAATCTGTCTGATCCATCATCTCGATACTGGAGATTGAAAGGTTTTTGTCCTGGATACTCACCTCTTTCTAAATCAGTAAACATATTTGGATCTAGCACTCCTTGAATAACATTGGTAAATACTTTTTTAACCTGTTTGTCTGGATCAAAAAATACAGTCTTAGTAATGTTTTCATCTAGCTTATCATCAATATAATCAGCTGCACTCATACCGTTCATTACTTGATTCTTAGATTTATCTCTACCATATACAGCTGGTGAGTATTTAATCATATCATACTCCTCGTCTATAGCATTATTTATATTTTCATCATCTTGATCTAACTGTCTTCTTTTTAATTCAAGTAATTGTTTTTGATAATCAGTAAGAGTTTCACCTGGCTTGATTGCCTCTACGTCATCTAGCATTACAAGCATTCTGTTTTTAACAGCCTTTTCAGCAACATCTTTTTGATCCGCCCAGTTTGGTGCGTCCTCAACTGGAACTGGCATTCCTGTACTCTCATCATATCTTACAAGAACTTTAGAAGGATCGTTTTTTGCTTCAGTAAGACTGGTTGTTGGCTCATACTTATTACCATTTTTATCTTTACCTACAATGTCTCCTAGTACACTAAATATTTTATAGTCATTAGACAAAAATCCATTTACTGTACCTTGAATGTATTTTTTAATTTCATCTGTCTCCATTGCCTGTTTTTGTCCTTCAACAGTCAACACTCCACCATCTGGTCTTTTATCATCTCCCTCACCTGTAGTAGTTAAAGTTGCAACAACTAATTTTCCTAACTGATTAACTGACTCTTTAAGGTCTTTATCAATAGCATTATCTTTAGATACGTTTTGTATTTGTGTGTTAAATCTATTTTGTAACTGGTTCAAGCTTACATGGCGTGAAGGATCGTCTGAAACATTTCCATTACCATCTCTTCTAAGCAAAGAAAGCGTTCCTGTTTGGGGATTTACAAAACCAGTTACACCTTTTAAGTTACCAAACTCAGCATTTTGTTTATTAAACCAAACCTCAAAAGTAGATGCGTCTCCATCATCAGCTCTCTTAACCATGTCTACATAATCTGACTCCCATCTTTTACTTATGTTTCCAAACTGTTGCCAGTCACCCAAAACTCTCTGTTTGTTTTGTGCTAATTCAGTTTGCGAAATAAGACCCCTGTTAAATAAATCTTGCTGTACTCTTAAAAATTCTGCTGAATCTCCTGACATTCCTAATGCTAAATTTTGTAAGGTCTGACTTGTATACTCTTCCATTTCGTTTACCTTGTCGGTAGCGTCAATGGTGTCTTGGGCTATCTTATCTCTTTCAGCCGCTCTATCTTCTCGTATTTTTAATAGATCTCCAGTTAATTTATTAGCTACAGTTCCCCAATCTACTGTAGTTTTTTGTAAATCTCTTTCAACGTATGTGTTAAAGTTTATATTTTTTCTAGCCATTTGGTCTTAATGAGTTCATTCTATCTTGAAAATTAAATGCAAAATCAACACTTGGTTCGAAATAATCCATTACCTCTGTATCATCTTCTACTACAACATTGTTATTAGCCTTCTTATTTGTTACAACAGGAGGTTTAATAATAGTTAGCTTTCCATTTTCTATTTTATAATTACCTGGATTTTGTAAATACACATTTCTATCTATGCCTTGAGCTTTAAATAAAGCTTCGTTATCAGCATAATTTTTAGATAATAATTTATCTTCCTTACTCATTGTGTTTAATTCTTGTGCTTGTGCCGCAGAAGTAATACCACCAATAAAAGCATTCGCTGCTCCAGCCTGTAACATACCCACTTGCTCATCAGCTTGTGCAGCTCTTGCAGCTTGATCTTGAGCCTGAGCAACATCCAATTGTGCTAACTGTTGTGTCATATCCTCTTGAGCTCCACGCTTAAACTTATCTAATTCAAACATTTCTTGTGCTTGTTGGGCTCTTATTTGTTGTGTATTTTGATTTGACAAGGCTCCAACTCTACCTACACCAGCTGCTAAAGTTCTTGCATCTGCTTGTTGCAATGCCTCAACACTTTCTCTTTGTGCCTGTGCGTTTGCTTCGTAGGCTTGATCGTATGCTTCAGTAGGAATCCTTAGTCCCTCGTAAAAGTTTTTTTGTAATTTAGCCTTAGCATCATTCATTAGTCTTGCCGCAGCTCTATCTGCATCCTTTTGTGCATCTCTTGCTTTTCCAGCTTGAATTAAATTCATTCCACCACCTACGGCTGCTCCCCCAAGTGCTATTATTGTTGCTGTTGTTAATGCCATTTATAATATTTTAATCATTTCTTGCGTGTTACTATCACCCTTCTTGTAGCCTAACTCTTGGTATATCTCAATTAAAGATTTACTTTTTAAAAGTGAATATACATATTTTTTTTCTAATGTTGTTGCTAGACTTGTTATCGTCTGCACTAACATTAATAGTGCTTCTTTTCTAATCTTTCTGTCTTTAAATTTAAAGCTAGATATAATCCACTCTAATAAAACTACATTAGAGTTAGTTATATACATATACCCAGCACAAATTGGTTCGTCATTATAATAAACCATGTACCCCATGTCTGGTAAAAAATCTTTTTTAGGGGCTGTCCATTTCCATTCTTTCCACCAACCACATAATATATCATCATAATCGTTATCACTTAGTGGTTTAATATTTAAAGCCATCCATGCAAAGATAGTAAAATCTATGGATAACTTTTCATCACACTACTACCTACAGAAAACAGTTCAACTGGAGTCGTGTCTGTGTTTTCTAACTTAAATCTCATAAAATATCCACGAGCTCCATGCGATTCAGCAACAGGGTCTTTATAATAAAAGGCAAACTGATTTGCTAAGGGCATATTTAATACTACTGCAATAGTTACTGTGTTTGTTGCTTGATTAATAGCTGTAATTATTCCTGTAGGTCGAGAAGATGTTGGGGTTACCTGATGATATAATGTGTCTCCAATACTAATTATACTTCCCAGGCTTACATTAAACACTACATCAATACCTACAAAAGCTACGTTAACAGCTGCAATCTGCCCTATTCCGTTAGCCGATCTTAGTTTAAAGTTGACTGTTGTACTTTTGTTTCTAATAAAAGAAAACCACTCACCTTCTTTTTGCTCAAAATAAGTGCTTAACATATCTCCATTTCCTAAATCTGTTTCTAAAGTTTCCACACCCCAGGCAGCGTCACTTTCTAAAGATATTGTTTTAAATAATTTAATAGTCTGTGGCTGAACATTAAATACTCCTGTTATATTGGAGTTATACTGAACACCATAGTAATTATTTCTAAGCTCATTAGTATTGTGTCTATAAAGTTGGCCTTGATGAAACGAATAGAAAAAGCTATTCATTCCAATTAAATAATCGGGTAAAAAAGAATAAAAAGATGGCCATCCTTTTACTCCATCGCTATATGATAAAGTTTCTTTTATTGCCATTTTAACATTGTGTATAAGGTTCTAGTTTTCCATTTAATTGTTGTCTTACATATCCACCAAACTGATAAAACCCATCAGCTGCTGGGACTGTTAGAGCTTGATCATCATATACGGCATATGCAAAAACAAAGTTGCTTCCATCATGCCATTTAGTTACTGTTGTTGCCATAGTTTTGTTTTTTTAAGGACAAGGTAAAATGCTTGTCACATTAGAGGTTATAGATTGTATAAACATAATATCTCCATTTTGTAAATAATAATATCCAGGGTCTGCTATAACTCCTTGATTACAAGGTATTGTTGGGTTAGGCCCTGGAGTTTTGTAAACCTTATCTCCTACTTGTGGGAAAGTTCCCGTACCGTCATGGAAAAAATTAGTTGATCTCATAGGTATACCAGCCCCACCATTACAAGCTTGTGGAAACGACCCTTGCACATCGGATGATGAAAACTCTGTACAACCTGATACTGGTGTACATCCTATACAAGCGTCAGTTGCATCTATTGTTGAGTAACAAAAATCTTCATTTCTTCTATCTCTAAAGTCCCAAACTAAATAAAGTGTTTGTGTACTTGATGTTATATTAAGAGCTGGGGATATAGCTGTATAAATATTATCTACATTAGTTACAGGGTCAGGATTAGAGCCTACTATTGGTGCTAATGGATTGGTTAATAATGTTAAATCAAATGTAGCTCCAGATGTTGCTGGTAACGAATTACTTGTTATTGCATAGAACCTGTTTTCTGTGTCTGTAAAAACAAAAGTGTCTGGATTAATTTTATTACTTCTCATTGTAACTGTAGATCCAGTACCTGGATACATGCCTATTGAGGTTTGTCCTGTATTTATAATATACTCGCTTACATTTTCTGTTCCGCTAAATGTTACTTGATTTGACTCTAACGGGCTTGTAAAAGAACCATTTGTCCAACTATACTCATAATGTATAGTTTGAGCACCAGTTCCTATTAATCCACTTATTGGCGACCCTAAAACAACCGACACTACATTTAATGTTTGTGTAGCTACGCAATTTGGAAACAACCTAAATGATGATTCCTCGTTAGGTGTAACCGTTACTGTTGCGGTAGTTGGATATTGTTGGGCTTTAGTTATAGAAATAGTAGTAGGCCCTGTTAAATTATTATTTGTTGTGGTAATATTATTGTATACAACTACAACATTTACATCCATAGACCCTACAGGATTAATAACAATATCAAAAGTTCCTGTCGCTACCGTTACATCTACGACAAAACTTAATGGTGAAGAGGTGTTGGTTTTTTGAATTTGAGTACCACACTCTATATTTGGCACAGGGAATGGAACTAATTTATTGTTTGTGGAAAAAACATATTCATCCATATAAGGGTCATAGCCTCCAAGCTTTTGTGTGTTTAATTGATCCGCAAATTTATTTCTAAAATAAGACCTCATTCCTAAAGCTGACACAACCTCAAGTGTATCGCTTTCCAATCCAGCACCAGTCAACTTTATTACCGCTCCTCTTTTTGTGTCACTAAAGTACATATCTCTCCCCCAGCTTGTAAAACTTTCTGGGTTAAAGCTTATACCATACTCCTCTATTCTTGCTATTTGTTGCCCTAATATTTCTGGAACAGAAACTATAGCTCCCCCACCAGTAGAGTCGCTTATTAAGTTTTTGTTAGCTAAAACATATGATATTCTATCTTCTTGTAAAACTAATATATCTGTTTGTCTTGCGTGTAATTTCATTATAGGCCCATATACTAATTCACAGTCTTTAAAGTTTACTAGCCCTAAATTAAATTCGTTTAAATTATTTACATTAGATGGGCCGCTAAAAACACCACTATACGTTAGTCCAGCAAATCTATCTGCTTCCTCAAACAAAGTGTTACTAACAGCAGAAACCCTTTCTCCTATAACAAAAAAGTTAGAAGTAGAAAGATCTTTATATCTGAAACTTTCAATACCATTACCAAAACTATAACAATCAGAAAATGGTAATTCAATAATAGCTGGAGTGTTGGTTGAAATAACCTGATTTTGTGCTCCTGTTTTATTATTAGAAAAGTGAGCTAAGTCTCCATTAATATCTGGTTTTATAGAGTAAGATTCAGAAGACTCAAAAAATAAATCTGCATCAGACACAGCAGCTTTAGTTTCAAAAGCCATAAAATTATTATTTCTATTTACTTCAATTTGAACTTCTGTATTTACAGGTCTTATGTCGGTTCTAAGAAAACCAGTAGCCACTGGAAATATTGATCTTACGTTTAAAAATAATTCACTTGAAGATGAAGAATAATTGTCAGAAGTAAACCAAAACTGTAATTCTGGTATAAGGCTAGAGCTGTCTGATGGCCCTTGTCCAATAGCATATTGTGTTGGATAATAAACTGCCTTCATATCGTCAACACACTCTGTGTTTTGCATAAAGTTGTTAGGGTTTATTCCTTCTTGATCAAAAAAGTCTTTAAGATTTTGTGCAGTGCTAGAGGCAGTTACTTCAAACTTAAACGGAACTGTTTCATAATTCATATCGCATTTAGCAAACCACGCATATCCTCTCCATGTTCTAAAAGTCAGTGATACCTCAGACCCCTGTGGTAAATTGTATACTAATGGATTACCTGCACTATCTGTAGTAAAACATGGATACTCTACAGTTCCAAAACCTGAAGTTGCGTCTACACTTTTATATCCGTTATCTATAAGTGCATTAGCGGAGGTTGATGCACGAAATCCTTGTGGGCGTATTAACATATATAAACCAGCAGGTGCTCCAGCAGGTAAATTGTTATCTTGTCCTGTACCTGTACCTCCTCTATTTTTTGCTTCAACTTCTAATACTGTAGTAGTAACAAGCCTAGGAACTACTTGTCCATCTGACTGTATTTTTACAGTTAATATATCGTTCTTATTAACTATAGAGGTAGCATCTCCTTCAAGCCTTACCCATGCTAATCCTTGATCAAATTGATCGGTAAATATTGCGTCACTATAAATTATATTATAAGCACCTAAAGATGGTTTCACAAAAAATTTATAACGACTAGCCCAAAAAGGAGGCTTATTATTTACAGTAGCAATAATAGTATTTATACTTACAGAGTCGGCTGCTGGAAAAAACACAGTATTATTAGGAGAAACAAGAACGGTAGTAGATCTTCCATAATCATCCATATACATAATTCCTGTTTCAAAATTTCTATTACTATGTAAACTGGCAGAGTTAGATATATTTGAAAAAGAAATAGTACAGTCGGTAGACGTTCCAATAGCAGGAGGCCCAGCAACAGTAATTGATGTAACAGAAAAAGCAAAATATTCGTAAACATTAACTATATTACCCACCCCGTCATCATACTGATATTGAACTGACGGTTGTTGTAATCTTACTCCTGTAGAAAACGATTCCATTTTATACCCTTCTTGAGCTGGTATAGGAGCTCCTGATCCTGGATCCCATTTACCAGCTGTTTTAAAAACATAATCCACAGCATAAGTTGGAGTTGTAGGGGGTTGTATTAATGCATAAAATTGATCAGACAAAGAAAACCCATAAGATGCTCCAGGGGTAATGGGAGTTATAGTTGAACCAGGTGTTCCAGGCACTCCAACTCCAAAAGCCTCTTGAAACTCTAATGAATTAGTAAAGTCTATATATGTAGCGTAGTTATTTCTAGCAATTATTCGTACAGAAATTTCGGGTTGACTAGATAAAGTGTTAGTTTTAAATCCAGTAGGAAATAAAGGATCTGCTGTATCTCCTCCTAAATCTAAATATCCAGGTGCTCCAGGAGCATATGCAGCCGTTGATGTTATCTTTACCTTTACATTAAACTCAGCATTTTTTAGTATAGGTAATGGTATGTTAGAGCTAGGTAAATTCCATCTACCATAAGAAAACGGTACAAAAAAAGATGTTCCCACTGCGGGGTCTATTTGATTAGCATCACCTATTCCTAATAAATCAAAAGATACTACTTCACTTTCAATTCCTACAGAAGAACCCGTTGTTCTAAAGTCTATAGGTATTTGTTGTCCGTCTGCTGTTTCTATATCGTATTGATCTATATAGTGTCCATAAATTAATCTGTTGCCCATTATAGTTTGAGACTTAGCAAATCTAGGAACATTATCATACAGTCTCAATAACTCATCGCTTCCTAAAACAGTATATATTTTAGAATTTGTAAAACGAAATGTTTGTTGGTCGTTGTCAGACCAGCCTAAATCAGACTTATCAAACCTTTCAATTACATTTATAGTGTTGGTAGCCGATTCTTTAAATAGCAACTCTATAGCTATAACAAGTGAGCCACCTGTATTAAAAGTAATGTCAACGCTATTATAAACGTTTTCCATTCCAGCATTATTTTGATTTGCCTTATCGTATTTAAATAGACCTGGCTCAAAAGATGGTGTGGTAAACAAAGAAGTAGCACTATATTCATTTTCTCTATATTGATATCTATATGCAAAACATATAAATTTATCTTTTATATAATTTTCATCACCAACGACATTAGATAAAACAAGTGTTGGTGCAGGTAATTCTTCTTCTACAACTCCTAAACTATTTGTGTATGAACTAAACCCTGGTGGTTTCACAATTACATTTAACTCTTCTTCAGTTATTTGATCTCCTGAAACATTTGGCTCAGGATAATTTCTATTAATATTTATTTTTCTAGGTGGATTTATATCGTCTGTAAAAAACAATAAATCTTCAATTAAATCAATACCAGTAATTAAATAAAGAGGATTAAAATTTAAAACAGTTTCACTAACAACATGATATGTTGTAGATTGGCCAGAAACATTATAAGACAATATCATGTCTATCTTACCAGAAGCTGATAAGGCCGAAGTAGGGTCGTGAACAAACCAATATATATTTTCATTAACCCCATCTTCAAAAGCACCTATACAGGTTGCATTGCTTGAAAGAGTTACTCCCTGATACCCAATGTCAGTTAATATAGTATTTCCTTTTGAATTTTCAACTGCACCTATTTCGGTTGTTTCTGTTGATCCTAGTCTAACATTAAGTGCGTCTATGTATTGTCCTTTAGGTATTAAGCGTTCATCAACGCTTTTATTCATTTTACCTGCTATAAAATTAGTGTTAATATCCATACTATTTTATCCATTTATCCTGACCTCTCATGTTCATTAGCAATCTGCCTGGATGCATATTACTTAATCTTAACTTAGCATTTCTTAATAGTGCTGACTTTTCTTTTCTTGCTCTATTAACTATGTATTCTTGTACGCCAAACTTACTGTTTAATAAAGAGTATCTTATGTATGCATATATAAACTCTTCAAATAATTTATTTACATTTATTTCAGAATCATTACCATTTTTCATTCCGTCAGAAACATACTCTAAAACAACTGATTTGCCACTCATATCTGAACTAAAATATATAGCACCTTCTTGTTTGTTGATTGTAAACAATGGATTTGCATTAGCTGTCTCTGTGTTTAAACCATACCTTGTGCCTATTGCGTAATCAAAATACCACTCTCCGTCACAACAATATCCCATTTGACCATGATAAGGGCCGCCACCTAAATACATTTGCGTCATACCACCTCCTTGTCTAGACAAATCAACCTGTGAGTTTTCAGGCTTTAGTACGTTACCATTAATATCAAATAATATTTTAGCGTCATTATCTTGCAAGTATGCTCCACTCCACATAGTCTGAATGTTTTCAGTCATAGGATAAAGAACCCCATCTCTATAATAAGATATTCTTACATAATTAACATAGTCTTGTGGCAATACAAATCTTATTTGAGAATCTACAGTTAACTGAAGGATTTTAATCTCCTTCATTGCATCATAGTTTAATTCTTGTATTCCTCTTTTGGCATGAAACAAAACTTGGTATCTTTCTACGTTGTTTAGTATTTCGTTATTTCCATTATATATTAGCATAAAGTTTTGAACTATATCTTCTAAACTTACATACTGATATGACCCCCAGTTTTTTTCTAAAGGAGATACTCCGTTGTTTTCATAATATTGATAGTCAGTAATATATGCCATGTGTTATACTTGTATTTGGTTTTCTTGAACCTCTTCTGTAGATCCAAAATTATAAACGTCAGCCTCTCTTATTTCAACCCCTACATACTGACATATCTTTGCAATTAATCCTGGCTCATCAGAAAGAGGTAATTCAAAATCTTGAAAGTCAGCTGCGGTTGCATCAAACAAAGGTTCTCCTAAAGTAATAGTTGCAAAAGTCCATTTTGGTGGCTTAGGATATCTAACGTATTGTGTTTTAATTGCACCAGTTGCCTGTATACTGCTTGGATATACTGTTATAGTATTTCCATCTAATACATAAGCAGGAAATAATGAGGTTGGTGCTGTTAGTGTAGAGCTTGTTAAATAAAACAACTTATTTTGACTTACTCTTTCTACCTCTACTATTGTGTTAGCATCAAATATACTGTAGTTTTCATTTGGTGGTATAACAGCTGATTGAAAAATATCTGTTGCTAAGTTTAATGTAGTAGAACTTACAACATTATTTACAAAAGATTGTTTTAATGTATCTGTGTTTACCACCAAGCTACCTGTTGCGGGAAAAATTGTAAATCCTGTTACACCTGTATCAAAACGAGGTGGGGATGTCTGTCCTATTAAAGCCGCATTTATAAGCTGATTTGGGTTAGTTGACGTAGTAGTTCCAGAAGTTAATAGTCTAGGGTAGTGAAATATTTTGTTTACTAAATAATAGTCCGATGGTAGTGTCCATGTATTTGCACCTCCCGATGTTAAAAATGTTTGTACTGAAAAAGAATCTATTACTTCTTCTAATCCTTTTACTATATCTGCATACCCAGTTCCTGACTGCCTTAAGTTTTCTCTATTTATATATTGATTGTATTGATAAAAATAATCTTCAAATAAATCCATCTGTGCCTGTTGAGCATACAGATTGAAGTCTTGAGGAGATAAGTATCCGTAATTATTTTTATTTATAATTGCCAATACTGTATTCCTTACGTTATTGATCATAGCCATAGAAAATACATTTTAAATATTTACAAATATAGCAAAAAAAAAGAGGTCACTTTTTTTGTGACCTCTCTTAAATACTTAAGAATAATTGTTACGCAACTGCTATTCCTGTAACTGTTACAGCAGCACCTGCTGCATCTTCAAGACCTGCTAAACTTAGTCTAAACTTCGGAGAAGTCCATCCTGTTTGTAAAGCCGTAATCATAGCGTCTTGCACAGCATCTCTAACCGTATTATCATTTGCAGCCATAGCTGCTCCTAAAGTTAGTGTTGCAACGACTGGCCCTGCTGCATTATAAGCTAATGTTACTGTAGTTGTACTTGCTTGTTCAACAGCAATTACTCCGTTAATTCCTACTAATTGAAAAGTTTCCCCTGTACCTGACATTGGGATTTCTAGATATTTTACCATTTTAAAAAATTTTAAGTTAAAAAAAAATATTACTTGTAGTGCAAATATACTTAATCTATTTGTCTTTCTTTAAGGCTTTTTTCAATAGCTTGTATGTTTCAATACCATCATCAGACTGCATATAAGATGCAACAATATAAACTCCTTCTTCACCAAAAGGAACTGTCAACATTTTACTTTTGTTTTTAGGTAAATTAAAGTATACATCTTTATTATTGTTTTTGTAAATTAATAAAGATTGAGCAAAGAATTGAGCTACATGATCCTGCACTTCTAACATAGGATCATCTAATATTTCTAAAAACTCAAAAGGTTGATTTTTAGCATACATTAATACATCTCTTTTAAGCTCAGGTATAGACATTTTATCTACAGCTGCACCTAAAAATACTCTACATACAGTAATAAGTTTTTCGGTTTCTAATTCTCTGGCTAAAATTTGTGCATCTAATTCTGCTTCAACATATTCTAATTGATTAACAGCATCTTGTTTTTCATTTATTTCGTAAAAGATAGTCCCATTACCTGGGTGTAGATGTAAAAATTTTTGTAGAACTTGATTTTGTTTTTGAACGACTAGCATTCCATCCTCAAATACTATAGGCTCTAATATTGCATTTCCATCTTGCTCATCTTCAAATGGGCTTTTTTGATTTCTTGCATAACGAAGAGGTCTGTTAACTCCTGTTTCTTCATCAAAGTGTAATAATGGGGATCTTTTGTTGTGGCGTGAGGCTAACATAAAAGCTAAAGGTCTTTTGTTACTCACAAGCCTATAGGCTTTATTTTCAAATATTGGTTTCATTTTATTTAATTTTAATTTTAATTTAAGTTAAAAGAAAGGGGGGAGTTTATCCCCCCTATTCTAAGTAATTATACTACCTGCTTATTGCTGGAATATAAAGAAGTTATTCGCTCCTAAAGTACATACAGCTCTTTCAGATAAGAAGTTTACAGTCATACTATCAGTCGTGTTTGTTCTTGCACCACCAGCAGAACCAGTAATCCAAGTTTTATAACGTCTGTCTTCTGTTTCTGAAGCTCTATATCTTACATGAAGGAATGGTCTCTTTGCATTCTTTCCTAAGATTTGGTCATATACAGTAGTTGAACCAGCTGGAACCATAAGTCCATTAACTCGTCCTCCTTCAATATCACCTCTCATTGTAGGATCGTTTAGGTATTTCCAGTCAGACTTGTAGAAGTCATATCCTCTACGGAATCCTGTGAAACCTAAATTTAAAGCCATTTCTTTATCATTATCAAAAAGACCATATGAAGTACCACCAGCTCCGTAAGAGTTTTGTGCTGCTAACATATCATCAATGTCAAATGAGAAATTTCTATTTACAAAAAGAACATTTTCTTCGATAGAACCTTGTCTGTCTAATCTCTGAATTACAGAATCAAAACCTGCTAGAGTAACTGGGTTACCACCACTCCATACGTTTCCTCTGTTTTCAACTGCCCAGAAAATACCATCAGATCCAGATTGGTTTGCTACCGATGCTCCAGGTGCGTTCTGAATAAAATCTCCAGCTCCAGAAAGTGCATCTGCTGGTACAGTTTCTACCATTGCAGTTTCTAAGTAATCTTCGAAACGCATTCTAGTTTCATGCTCTGATTTTAAATACCATAGGTATCCATTTGCTCCATTTTCAGTTGTAACTTCAATCCAACCGATTTGAGCCATATCAGAACCATTTACTGTATACTGATCTTTAATAATAATAGGCTTGTTATCAAAAATGAAATCTTGAGATTCGTTAGAACCAGCCATTCCAGGTGTTCCTTTTGCAAATTCAGAACCGTATATAAACATAGAAGCTGTTGTTCCTGCTCCTGCCCACGCCTGTCCAGTAGCCTCATAGTATCCAACTGTGAATACGTTTGGTGCTGCTGCTGTAGGTGCTGCTGTTACGATAGCTTTGTTATATAAAGTCGTTCCATTTGTTTCAAGTGAAATCATAACTGTCTGACCAACTCTTATTGCTGCAAAACCATTAGCTGGTGCAGAAGATGCAGGTGGTGACGGTGGATTTACTTGTGCTAAAGGAATAGTCCATACTGCTGTGTTAGCTCCTGCTGCTGCTGGAGTTGTCATTGCTGTATACTTACTATGTAATCTTCCTTGTTCTGCCCACTTTATCAAATCTGAGTTAGTTGGCATCTCAGCTCCTACCATTCTTAAGAATGATGCAACTGATCTATTTCCATAACGCTCAAATTCTTTCTCATAAGTATCTGGTAGATACTGACTTAGAAAGTCAAAGTTTGTTATGTAGTTTGTTCTTGTGGCTACTTGCTGAGCACTTGGCTGCAAGTCAAAGCCAGGGACTGCTTGTACTGACATAATTAATTTTTTTTAAAATTTATACTCGTTTTATACTTCTAATTTTGAGTCCTCTTCCACTATCATTAGATTTTACTGCTCGTATGGTTCTACCATCTTTTGTTACGCTTTGTTGTGCTTGTCTAATATCCATATTAATGTTTTTTGATTTTTTTGAAACATTGTCTACAGTATCAGAAACACCTTGGTCGTAAAAAAACTTTGCATACTTTTCTGGATTCATTGCCATAGATATTGCTTTATGGTAACCAGCTGCATCTATCATTAAACCATCTTTATCCATAAATTTATTTAAAAATGTATTGACATCAGATTGCTTGTTTTTTAATTCAGCCGAATCTCCAGGCTTAAAAGTAAAACTCTTTTCCCCTACATTGAACTCAAAACCTTTGAACTCATTGCTGAAAACCTCATCAGTTTTCTTGAGAAAATAATTGTATCTTTTTGCATTAGCCTCTTTTGCAGTATTAGATTCCTCGATGTAACTTTTATAAGCATTTAAACTTTCTTTGTCTGCGTCAGATAATCCACTCCCACTTGACTCAAGAGGAATTTTATATTTATCTTTCTGTTCATTGAAATATTTTTTTGCTTTCGCAAGTTCTCTTTTTTTAGCTAAATTTAATTTCTTAATAGTTTTTGGTTCATCTATCTCTTCATCATAACCAAAGTTATCATCAATTAAATCTTGAATATCAACAGCATCTAAACCTTCTTCAGTTGCATTATAATATTCAGCTAATAGTTGATCAGAGTCCATAGCACCAAAGTCTTTTTGTAATTTATAAAAGTCTTCAATACCACGCCCTGTTTCTTTTTTATACTCCATATATGCAGAAACATCTTCTGGTAATTCTATGTTTGCTTCTTTTTGTGCAAACAATTCATCAACAGACGATATTTCTTTATCATACCTGTTTTTAATATATTTAAGAACGTCTTCGTCATTTAACTCTAACGATGGAGTTGTTTCTGGTTCAGCAACTTTCTCTTCAGTTGCTGGTGTTTCCTGATTAACAGGAACATTTATTTTTTCTGTTTCATCAACTTTTTCAACATTTTCAAACTTTTCTTCATGCTTTTCTAAAAGTTCTTTTTCAATTTGTTGTGTTGACTTTTCTTCTTTTGAAACTTCTTTTACTTTAATTTCCATTTTATTTAATTTAATTTATACAAAGTTAATAATTATAATACACCTTTTTTAAGGTTATCTTGGATCAAACTCAGCCATATCAAAACCATCTAAACTATCTTCATTAGATTCGAAAGTTATAGGAGGTAAATTGTTTTTTCTCTGAGTAATCATTTGAGACTGCTGAGTAGACTGTTGAGTAATTCTTTTATCTTTAGCCTTCTCTCTATTTTGTTCTCTATTGTTTATCGCCTGTTCCTCTCTTCCTTTTAATTGCATTTGGAATTGGAATTCAGTTAACATTAATTGTTCTTTCAATGCAGCCTCATTTTTAAGCTTTTCTATTTCAAAACCTATCTCTGCTTGCTTAACCTGCATTTTAGATTGAGTCTCCATCTGAATTTTTTGCATTTGAATTTGAGCAGCAGCTTGTTGAGATTGCATATTATTTTGTTGTTGCATCTGCATCTCAGTAGCTTTTTGCTGTTGTTCTTGTTGTTGTTTTTGCTTACGCTTTACTTTTAATAACTGGTTAGCCATTTTGATATTTTTAATTTCTCTAATATCAATAGCATCCTCAAGGTCTATTCCCCCTTTTGATAAAGCCATTTGAATGTTTTGTTCTAACATTGCTTTTTCTTCTGCATCTGGTGACATTTCAATAAATATACCAAAGTCATATAGGTATAAATTTTTAATATCTTCTAATAACCCTATATTATATTTACCTATTTGCATTGCAAACTCATCAGCAAAATCTGAATACTCTAATACATCAGCCGTTCTTATTGATAATGCTTCGGCTAGTGTTTGTGTTAAAAACAAACTACCTTCTAAAATATGTCTTGTTGCAGTATTTGAATTTAGTGCAGCTAATTTTTGCACACCTACTAAAGAGTAAGCATCAGGCGTAGAACCATCTCTTGCTTCATTTAATCCAGTAACCTGCCTAATCATATCTAAATAATGATTATAATTACCAATTAACATTTGCATTTTTTGAGAACCACTAGATGAGGTTAACTGTGTAATAGGTACTCTTGCTTGATTAAAGTCTCCATCTTGAGTATAACTTCTACCAACAACGCTACCAGTTTGAAAATATAATCTTAAAGCGTCAGATGGATCATATGCATTTCCAGTTCCTAAATCTACTTCATTCATTCCATCTGCATCTATAAACACACCGTCTGGCACAACCTTAGAAATAACCTGTTGTAGTTTTAAATGAGTTAACTGTATTAGGTCAGCAAAAGGTATCATCCGTCTAACTAATGACTCTATGTTACCCTTGTACATTCTTGGTGCTGTTGCTACATAATTAGGCATTGCATATTGACTAGCAGATTGCGGTCTAACCATATTTTTAGCCATCTCCCACTTTAATATAATATTTGTTCCCATTACCATAACACCCTCATACCAAACATCAATTCTTTTTTCTACTCTTTCAAATTTACCTTCCTCCATCATTTCTTCTGGTGGATTAAATTGATCATCTTTAGGGACGGTTGTATAATTTCCTTCGGAAGTTTGTTTCTTTTTGTAAACAAAACTTTCAGTTGATTTGTAGTTAAAGTACAAAAGAGTACAAGTATCTCTATAGAACATACTGTTTTCGTACATCTGAGCAACATTATAATAGTCATACCATGACTGACTATACTTAGATATTTCTTTCATATCCTCCTGAGTTAAATCAGGATTTATTTTTAAAACTTCTGTTATAGGTATTGTCTTAACTTCTCCCCAATAAAAACAATCTTTAAAGTATGGGTCTTCAGTATAGCTATAAACAACATTTGCTGGGTCTACATATTTTACTTTAATACCATCGCCTAACTGAAACTCGTGTTTTACCATAGAAACTCCTAAGGTCATTAAGTCCATGTCACATCTTTTACGAATCTGGTCATAATGATTTTCTTCTAACATTGTGTTAATAGCAATTTCATTTGCCATCTCTACAGCTGGCTTGTAATTCATTTGCATATAAAGCTCCATCTCTAAATCACTTTCTGGTAGCTCGTCAGGATTAACCTGAAACACATCCATCCCAAAATCTTGTTCTATTTGTTTGAATAAAGGTTTGGCTATAACATTTGTTTCAACCATTTGCTGAAACTTACCTCTTTTTTCTGATGACATTGCATCTTGTGCATATGTCTTTATTGTGAATAATCTATCACTCATACCGTTTACAACAATATCTACAAACTTAGGTATAATAGGTACTGGCGTCCAATCAAGATTTAAATATGATAAGTCTCCATCTACAGCTAATTCGTTTTTATATTTAGCAATTGATTGTTCTCCTCTAGCATATAATCTTAATCTATTAAACTCTAACCACTGACTGTAAAACCTACATTGATTAACTCCTTCTTTTCTAAACCACTCGTATTGAATAGCCTGACCTACTTGTAACCCAAACTCTTTAGTTTTTTTTTCTGAATCAGGTGCAAATTGATCGGGAAATGATGCTGATTTTATGTCAATAGTTACGTTATCCATTATCTTATTATTTGACTCAAGGAATTCTTGTTGTTATATCGTGCAAAGTTAATACTTATTTTTGATTTTTGTTTAGATGGTGTGTATAAGTGCTTCTGATTAGCCATGATAGCTAAACCAGAACTAATAGCAGCATCAAACTTTGTTCTTTTACTAATATCAAACTTTGCCCAGTCTATTAAAGTTTTTTGAAATGGCATATCTCCTATGGTTTCAGAATCTCTGTAATGACCTTCAAAATCAAAACCTATATACTTTTCTATATAAGATTCAATTGCAGCTGCATGAGATTGCTTTACGTCTTCTGAAGTGTTAGGTATGCCGCCTAACTCTCTTTCTGTTTTTGATAATTTGTTAAATCTTTTATCTGGTCTATTCATACTATAACCTCTATATCCTCTGTTTTTAAAATGATACAATAATCTTGGTTTGTTGTTTTCACATAATATAGGCATTCCATAAAAAACACAAGCCATTAAAACTTCTTCAAAAAATATTTCAGCCGTTTGTGGTCTGGCTATGTATTCTAAAAAAAATGTATTAGAAGGAGCGTCATCCATATTAAACTTTGTTAATCCATGCAAAGCTCCATTAGAACCTTTACCAACAACTACTCCAGAAATATCATAAGAGTCACAACCAAAAGATCCTAGGTGCTCGTTGGCTGGATACCTAATACCATTACGAACAATTACTCTATTTTGTAAACCGACTCCTGGAGTCCAAGATACTAAAAATCTACCACTTTTGTTTGGGCTAAAAATAACCTTAGTATCCTTTACACCGTCTTGCCAAGAAAAAGATCCTCGAGTAATATGCTGACCTAACATTAATGAATCATTATAATCAATTTGTTGGTAAATTTTTGTTAAATTAAACAGTGATTGTTTTGACTCATCTCTAAAGGCATGAGATTCAGTTCGTGGAAATTGTCTGTAAAATTCATTTAATGCATCAGGATCATTTGATAAAGATGACACCTCGTTTTCCCAATAATCAATAGCACCAGTTGTAATGTATTCTCCGTCAATACCAAGAACAGGTTTGTCAGGAGAATGTAAAACAGGCATTCCATACTTATCTATATACCCTTCAAAATTCCACTCCATTGGAATAAATAAATTATATAATCCTGACTTAGTTTGTCCGTTCTGATTTCTTTTTCCACCATCAGAATCTTCAAATAATTTTTTAAAGTTTTCACCACCCTTGTCCAATGCGTTTGATGTTGAACCCATCATACATTTTCCAATAACTTTACTACCAAGCCTTAAACAAGTCTTAGTTACTCTCCAGTTGTTTAAAATGTTTTCAGGCCTTTCCCACTTACCACTTTCATCATGTAATAAGTATTGTAATTTTTCACCATCATAAGAGTTGTCTGATGTATTCTTCCAATCTATTGTTGTGTCTAATCCGTCAAGCTCCTCAACACCAATGTCATACATATTTTTTTTAGTTATCTTAGATGCAGGAACTCTATAAGCCAATTCTGTTTTTGGTTTGTCCATACCATCTTGTATGGGTTTAAAAAAGAACGGGTAATTGTTAGATATTGGAACTACTTTATCGGTAAACATTTTTTTAGCATCAGCTCCTGTTTTAGATAGTATACCTATACGAGCATCTCTTGTTATTGTCGCCTGATTAACACCTTCAGAAGAACTCATAAACGAAAACCCTGACCGTCTTATTTTCAAATAACACATTCCAAAACTTCTTTTGTCTGCCTTACAGGCTTCCCAGAATAAATAAAAAATTCTGTTTGCTTCTCTAAAGTCTGGGTTTCCAACATCAATCTTAGTCCACTGTAAATACATATAGTGTGTTCCTGTAATGTAAGTAGGAATTCCGTTATTTTTAAACCAATGCCCTTGCTCTCTTTTATCAAATTCGCTTTCTATATAATCAACCCACTCTGATTTAAAGTGTGGAGGTGCTTCATGCCATTGAAAAATAGTTTGTATTCTTTTTAATATTTTAGGTATTAGAGTTACCTCCCAAGTTTGATCTTCTTTTTTTTCTTTATCATTAATAAATTTTACAGGAGCCTTAGGTAATCCTATTTTAATATTACTAACTTCATACACCTCACCAAGAGTTCCATCTTTAGAAATAATAATTACATCGTATTTTTCATTATATCCATACAGCCATGTTTTTGCTCTGTTTTTATTAGCAATAACATTTTTAGGGATGTAGTTTTTTAATACCCTGTAAATACTATTTTGATCGTGATTCTGCAAATCCTTTAGGTGTTGTGTTTTTTGTTTCTGTTGTTATTCCTTCAAGTAGGTTTCTTTCTTCTTCTATTTTTTTTACTATTTCAAATGCATCCATAATACAAAGTTTTTTAGTGGCAGCGGCATTTTTTAATCTATCAGCGGCTAATTCATCCTCGGCATCAAACTTAATAATATCTTCTTTAGCCACCTTAACTAATTGTTTTACGGCCTTTTCTCCAGCTTCTATTATTTGTAACTTTAATTCTTTATTCATTTAGTATAGTTGTTAAATTATTAGTAAACATTCGATAAAGCAATTCACCATCTACAGTAAATTCATATTCGCTTTCAGGTTGATATATAACAACATCTCCAACTGAAAAACCTAAAGATATTAATTCTTCGTTGATATATTTTATAGTTCCTTGTAGTCTTTCGTATTTAGCACCCTTTTCTAAAAATGCTTTTTTTGCTAACAGAGGTTTTATAAAACAATACTTACCATGAGACTTCCATCCATCTTTATTTTTAAATAAAAAAAACTGATCGTGCTCTACAAAAAATAAATTATCTTTAAAAAAACTTCTACCGCTTTTACGTCTACCATACATATCATTATAAAACTTAAATACATTGTGATGAACTAAAAGAGTGTCACCTTTTTGGACTTCACCCTTATAATTTAAAGGCAGTTCTTTTACTATTCCAAATCGATTAGATGCTTTATGATCTTCTTCAGATACGCTAGTTATAAACTGTGTGTCACCAAATTCTTTTATATTATCATATCTCCTGTTGTTTACAGGCTCTACAATAAACGAGTGCACCGACCTCATTAAAAGTTTATGTTGTATTCTAAAGTTATTGGAAGCGTATACAAAAACTCTTTCCATATTAAAACTTCTTGATCTTTAATAACCCAAAGTTTATATGACTGCGTCTTTTCGTTAGCTTGTATTAAATGTATTTTATAGTCTCCACCTAATACGGGTTGATTTACTATATAGTGCATAGATCCTGATTTATAATCAGAACCAACTGAAATTTTTCTAATATCCATTTTATTTTATTTTTTTTCTTCTACTAAACCTTTATTAATCTCCTTTGTGATTTCTTCAACAATATGTAGTGTACTTATTGGAAGTGATTGTAATAGTCGATTTATATGTTTAATAGATTCTTCATTTAATTCTACTCTCATTTAATTTAATTAGGTTGTCAATAATATATTATAGTTAACGCCATTTATTCTAACTGGCCATTTGTGTGTTGATGGTGTTGATGCAGAGGTTGTGACTACACCTAAGTTCTCTGTAGAAGATCCAAAAGCTATAGTGTTAACTGCTGCTGTTGTTGCGTTTGGCCCTATTGCTACTGAATTTGCAAATGTTGCTTGAGCCCCAAAACCTATAGCTATAGAATTATTAACTCCTGTTCCTGAAGAAGCATCTGAATCTTTACCAATAGCTATCGAGTTCTGTCCTTGTGCTGATGCTGCTGTACCTATTGCAATGGTACCTCCTTCTATTACAGAACCATTTGTTCCTGCGGCTTGATAACCTATCGCTATGTTTCCTTCACCAGATCTTGTAATTAGACTATAAACAGCAGCTATTCCTTCGGACTCGTAACCAATAGCAATACCATATATTGATGTGTTGTAGGTTTCTGTAACTATACTTTGATGACCTATAGACGCTTTATAACCTATAGCTATCTGACCTTCCCTAGCAGTCCCTCCATAATACATAGAGCTAGCACCCAAAGCTACATGAAAACCACTTTCAACAGCTGACTTTCCAGATGAAAATGGGCCTCTACCTGCATTAGCACCTATATATACACCCTGTCCAGAAGACGTTGTAAGTGTTGTGTTTTGTAGTGTAGATGCTTGATCACCAATAGCAACCTCGAATGGGTTAAACTGTCTTGGTGATGACGGCCCCGCCATAGCAAGTTGACCAATAGCAATTCTACCTGTAAATTGTTGAACTGCTGGATCATCTGTATCATTAGATAAATATGTTCCAGCTGATTTCCCTATACATATATCATTACCTGTAAGTGCATAAGTACCTGCCGAATCTCCTATCCAAATTGAATATTGTTGCAAACCAGCTCTATTTCCTGCTAAGGCTCCTATTCCTATATTATCATCAGTTGTGGTTATTCCTGCACCTGCTTGACGCCCAATAAATATATTATCATCACCAGTTGTAATAGCGTCTCCTGCATCATCTCCTATTGCTATTGTGTTTTGTGCATTTGTATAATCCCATGTACCTGATGACGTACCAAACTTTATGTTAGCATTATTTTTTGTTGTTTTAATACCAATGTCTTTTGCACAATATAAATTATATCCGTCTTGAGGATTGAATACTGTTGTATTGAGTGCTAAGAAATATCCATCCGCTGTAAAATCTGCTTCAGTACCAGTAGCAATATATTCTACTATTTTACTACTATATGCAGATTGTATAGATTCAAACCTAGAAACCGTATTAGCTATATATCCAGTTTGTTTATTTGAATCTGTTCCCGACAATCCTCTCCAAGTTGTAGTTGTTACTGTTCCATTTGCTCCGACTGAAGCAACAGTTAATGTAGCTAAAGTGGTTCCAAAATCAACTGTAAAAGTATCACCTACAGTCCAATCTTTACCTCCACCATAAACCTGTATACCTGTTATATTTCCTGATCCACCCACACTCGTAACTCTTATTATTACACCAGTAGCTGTTCCGATACTTGAAGTAACTTTAGTAGTTGGATAGTAATTATTAGCAACATATCCTGTACCTGCCGCAGTTATATTAGCAGTTAATACTGCTTTTGAACCAACTGTTGAATTTGCATTACCATTTAATGTAATGTTACCAGCAAATGAATTTACTTGAAGAACACCTGTGTTGCCAATAGATATTGTTCTAGTTCCTGGAGTGCTTACTGTGCTTATTCCATTTCCTCCTACGATGTTTACAGTCTCTCCATCAGAAACTGTTCCAGGCCCACCTGTGTCTGCATCAATATTCCAAGAAGTCATATTACCTCCTCCTGCTTGTGCGACCCATTCCATATAACCACCATTAGCACTATTAAAGGCAAGAACCTGTCCTGCTGTAGCTACCGATGGTGCAGCTGTTGTTCCTAATACAAATGAATTGTTTGTTGTTCCGTTTGAGTTTTGAATAGTTAAAGGCGTATCAAGTAATGTACCGCCTTTTGTAGCTACTACCTGAATAGTTGGTGTTTCAGTTGATAAAGTTATTGATGTTCCACTTACCGCAGATGTTGTTCTTAAATATGTACCATTGGCCGCTTGTTCAGCAAAAGTAAATGTACCAGAAGAGGTAATTGCTGTACCTGCCGACCCAGTTGAATCTGTTAAGCTAATACTTTGTACTGTACCCGTACCTGAGCCAGTAAAGTTTAGCTCTATATTATTACTTCCTGCGTTAGTAAACACAGCACCACCCGAACCTTGTAAGGTAAATGAGCTAGAACGAGCACCATCTGAATTTGTTACAGTTATTAAGTTCCCTGCATTAGTTACAGCTAAATCCCAGTCATTACCAGAAGGTGATGAAAACTTACCCGTCTGGTCATAATATGTTCCACTAGCTATAGTATCAACTTCTATAATTAAATTATTATCTGACCCTGTTTGATTTACTCTAAATTTATCTCCTGATGCATATCCTGATCCACCAGAAACAAATGATAAATCAGATAAAACCACATTACCTCCTGATGTTGAATTTATGGACACTATAATACCTGAACCACTTCCTATAGTTGCTGTTGTAGTTAGACCCTGCTGAACAGTATAATTTGTTCCTGTTGTATCATCATCATAAAATGCTTGTGTTAATCCTCCTGGGCCTGTTACAACTGTTCCTGTTGTTATTAATTGAGATGAAACTATTGGTGTGGCTGGAGCTGTAGCATCTACAGACATATCTATATATGTTGTGTCAGATGCGTTTACAGCCGTTACGGTTCCTGTACCTGCACTTGCCCATGTAGGAAAACCTGCTGGCCCTCCTGAAATTAACACCTGACCTAATGTTCCTCTATCTGTATTTAACTCTATAAATGCATTTGCTGCTAATTTTAATCCTCCAGCAGCTAAATTTATATCTCCTGTTAAGTTTATGTTTTGTGTTGCTGTATTGCCGTTGTCTAATACTTGTTGCAAATTAGAGCTTCCACCACCAGATCCAGCTTGCCATGTTGGAGTAATAAAAGGCCCGTTTGATGTTAACACTTGTCCTGCTGCACCAGGGTTACCTGCCAATAATATTTGACTATTAGCTCCAGACAAGGTTATTGACCCTTGACTTATTATTAATCTTCCTTGTGTTGCTGAGGATGTTGGAGTTCCATTACCATTAAAATTTATAACTCCTTGTCCTGTTATTGTGTTGGTTCCACTTAATGTAATTCCACCAGTTCCTGTAAAAACTATACTGCTATTTAATAAAGTATTACCAGCAGTTACAACTTGTTGTAAGGTTGGAGTTGTAAGTGTTCCTGCACTACTCCAAGCCAAACCATTAGCCGTTGCACTTAAAAACTGTCCAGGAGTACCATACACATAAGTTCCTGTTCCATCATCTATACCTATTTGTGACTGATCACTAACTTTTAAATTTACACCATCACTTAAAGTTACATTGCTATAAAATATAGAGGTACCACTAACAGATAAAGTTGAATTACCTAATAAAGATAATCCACCGCCTGTTTGAATTGTAAATGTTCCTGTTAAGTTTGGATTTGCTGTAGCTACTGGGCTTACCGCTAATGTGTCATTCCAAGACTGCGTTGTTCCTGGTGCTGCAATCCAAGCCAATCCAGTTCCTGTAGAACTTAATACTTGACCTGCTGTACCATGAGAACCTAATCCTCCAGCTGAAATTGTTGTTGGAAATATATCTATTACAGATATACTTGATCCTAATGCAGAGGCGTTTCCATTTAACTCTATATTAAGAGCAGAAGTATTTCCTACTCCTAATACAGAATTAAGATCTTGAGGAACTCCTCCTCCTCCCCCTATTGAGCTAACTAGAAATGTTACTGTCTTTTTGTTATCGCTAACATCTGTTCCAATAATTAAATCATTTGCAGCAGGTGCTACCGTTGGGTAGGCAGTAGTATTTTTTATTTTAGCCATAGGGTTGCATTTTTATTTTTCTATCTTCAAGTCAGCAGCCTCTTCTTTTGGAGCGTCTGTAACCTCTCCAGTTTCTAAATTAATTGTAGCGTTATCACCATATTTTTGCATTAAAGAAACTTCTTCTTTCTGAAACTTTGCTTTAACTTCTTCAACCTTTTCCATAAGTTGATTTTGTTGTAAAATAGTATCGCCCAAATTCATTTTTATAGTGTTGAATTCTGCTTGCAATCCTTGAAGTAATGTTAATTCTTCTTCCGTTAGTTTTTTCTTATTATCTTCCATTTAATTATATTTATTTAGGGTTATTAAAGTAACAAAGATACAAAAGTTTTTTTATGTAATTGTTATGGAGTATTTGTACTCCAAGTAGGTGTATTAACTCCAGAGCCTGTAAATCCATTACCTGAACTATCAGTGTAAGAAGTGCCAGTTCCTTCATTAAATCTCCACCATGCTGTTAAGTTAGCCGACTGATTATAGTTACCAGAATTTGTGCTTAAATCTATAGGTGTTCCTGAATTATAAATAGCTGAAATATTTGTAGCATTTAACGCTGTGTTAAATACAGCAAGATTATTTAACTCTCCATCAAAAAAGTTTCCATTGCTTACTCTTCTCCAAACCCCTAAACTTGAATTACCATTGTAAGTTAATGTAAGACCTTGATTTCCTGACCTTGTATAAGTACCACTATAAGCAGAGCCATTAATATATAATATCCAATCGTTTCTATCCATTGTAGAACCCATACTACCTGATGGTACAACAGCAGCTACATGATACCATTGTCCTGCTGAAATAGTTGAATTTGCTGTTCTTGTAGTATTTCTGTTGTTACTACCAGCCCCTGCAAAGCCTGAGTTTAATCCCATAACATGAAATATTAAAGCTCCATTTGCGTTAACCCCCATTTTTAATCCATAGTAATTATTAGAACAACAATTTCCTAAATCATAAATATAATCTGTCGGAGATGCAAGAACATCAAGATATATCCAGGCCGTTAAAGTAAATCCTGTGCTATTAATAGAAGATTGAGATGGATTTAACGAAGTATTTCTTTGATCTCCTAAATTAATATATTGTGAAGTACCGTTTAATTCAACAGAATAATCTGTAGTAAAACCTGCTGGAACTGCAATAGTATTAATTTCTTCTATAGTAGATAACGAAATGGTATCAACTTTGTTAATACCAGTCATCGATACAGTATTTAGTTTATCTATAGTAGCCATATTATGATAGCTCTATAAATGTATTGTCTGGATGAAAAAATATTTGACCATTAGATGAGTCTAACTGTGTACCTACAATTCTTACAAATTTACCTGTGCCTGATGGTGGTTCATGTGTCATAGAACCCGCATTTACACTATCAATATACAAAATACTTCCATTAGAACTTCCTGTTGTTGTGTAACTATTAGTATACATACCTCTTGTAAACATTCCTGCCGAAACAGTTGTTCCTAATGCAATGGCTAATAGCCCTGCGGATGTTCCTACAGCATCTGCTTTTGCAGCTGCCCATTCCCCATCCGTTGCAGTATAAACATATAGCTTTCCTTGAGCTAAAGGAGAACTTGCGGCAGTACCAAAATATACTATTTCTCCTTGATACGAATTATCTGTATTATCTGTTTTATCTAATTGAGTATTAGCATTCCAAGTTCCACTTGTAACTCCTCCACCTGCGGCTGTAGATACTTTAGTTCCTGTTATCTGTCCTTGGTTTAAGTTTACTACTGGTGTTGTTGAAGCTGTACTGGTAATAAAAAGTGGAAATCCTGCCGCACCACCAGAAGTTGGGTTGGCTGCACCAACTGTAGTTACAGTACCAGTATTAGTTGTATATCCTGCTCCGTTTGTTAATTGATTGTTGTTTGTAATAGTATTTGTTACAGTAATACTTCCTGAAGAAGTTATCGGTGAGCCAGAAACACTAATTCCTGTACCCGCAGTAATACCTACAGAAGTTACTCCTCCTAATACTGAACTAAGCTCTTGCACCTCATAAGATCTTGTTTCTCCAGAACCAGACTCGTCTTTACCTATTAATATAAAATCATTCTCACTTATTGACCCTGTACCTCCTGGTGCATCATTAATTAATCCTGATGAACCATAATCAACTGATACAGTTCCTGTACTTGTTATTGTTCCACCAGTTAGTCCACTTCCAGTAGCTACTGAAGTTACTCCTGCTGGCGGTATAGTTGGGAAGGTAGCTAAACCTCCGTCTCCTCTTACATATTGAGATGAAGTTCCTGCACCTGCTATTGTAAATGTCCCTGTTGTTGTTATAGGTGTCCCCGTAACTGTAAAGGCCGATGGAACAGCTAAGCCAACACTAACAACTGTACCTGATGCACTTGAATTTATAGTTATATTATTTCCTGAACGATGTGTTGTTATATTTGTACCTCCAATTATATCTATAGCATCACCATTATCTATTGTTGCCGCACCACCAGTGTCAGCCTCAATAGTGAAATTAGTCATTTTATTATTGAAAGTTGTAAAGTTTCCTGCTGTTAAATAACCGTCAACCGAAGTAGTTGCCGCTGCCATAGAAATAGTAGGGGCCGTACCTCCTGACGAAACTACTGGTGCAGTACCATTTACAGCAGTAACTGTTCCTGTATTTGTTGTATACCCTGCTCCGTTTGTTAATTGATTATTGTTTGTTATACCATTATTTATGGTTATTCCAGTCGCTGTAGTGGCAGTTGAAATATTTGTTCCTCCAGCAATATCTATTGTGTTACCATTGGTAACCGTTAGATTAGTTCCAGAATCTCCTTGCAAAATCCAGTTTGACATTGAACCACCTCCACCCGTTGCAGCTATTGTTATTGTTCCGTTACTATTTGTTGTTGTTATACCTGAACCAGCGGCTATTGCTATAAATCCGTTATTTGATATTACTGTACCACCTCCTGTAGTTCCTGAAACAGTTATTCCATCAAAAGGCTTAGAATTTGTGATTGTTACGGTTCTTGAGCTTTCCGCTGTAGTAATACCAGTTCCTCCTGCAATATCTACTGTTTGTAAGCCTGTAACTGTAGAACTCCCTGAGTCACCTTGTATAGTAAAAGACTGCATTTTACCGTTAAATGTTGCCCAGTCTGTTGATGACAAAGCACCCCTATTAGCTGCTGATGCTGTAGGAACATTTAAGGTTATTACAGGAGTAGTAGTTGAGTTTGTTACTGTACTAGATAAGTCAGTTCCTGAAGTTCCTAATGTTAATGCCGCAACGCTAGTAACGGTTCCAGCTCCTGAGCTTCCAGGAAGCGTTATCCATTCTGTTCCATTTCCCGTTCCTTTTGATATTAACACTTGATTTGCTGATCCTGTTGAATTATTTGAATCTATAAAATCATTAGCATTCATGTCTAAGTCATCAGTCATATTTAAACCTGCACAGTCGGAAACGGCAGATGTAACAAACTTACCATTAATATCAACTCCAGAAGTTGTTGTCGTTAATCTAATTGTACCCCCATTACCTAAACCTTCAGAGTTAAATAATTTAACTATTCCTGATTCTATCTGCATTCCAAAACCAGAGTTAAGGCCTGCGTTTTGCATCCAAAGCATATTTCCGTTTTCCCAAATACAGCCGTTTGACGAATTATCAAAATGCCAATAATCGGCATTTGTGTCATTGAACCATCTTATATGTGGAAAAGTAGTAGCACCAGTAGTTTGACCAAAAATTACTTTGGTATTATCATCGTAAGTATTGTCTTGAAAAAATACAGGCATATTGAGAAATTAGATTTTTACAAATATACGAATTTAAATAAAAGTGTTTAACTAATATTTAAACTCGTATATGTGATTTAGATTAAAGTATCTCAGTAATCAATACTCTTGCCTCATTTGTATCTAAAGCTTCTACTGTACTAAGAGTTACGGCAGATGTAGACGTTCTTTCAACACCCACAAAAATAGTATCAAAAGGAGATTCGTTACGATAAACTTGCACCATAACATCTCTTGTTCCTAAATTATGAGTTACAGTGTATGTTGTTGCTGAGTTGTTACCAATATTTGCAACTGCATTATGATTGTTTCCAATACAAGTTGTAACTGCTTGACAAAAGTCTGTTATTTGTGAAGCTGGTATTGCAATAGTATTTTCAGACATTGCAGTAACAAATCCTTTAGCGTCAACTGTTGCATTTAAAGATTTAGTTACACCACCATATGATGCTGCTGTTACACCAGAGTTATCTATTGTTACAAATCCATTTGCTGTTACACCAAAGTTTGCTGAATCAAATCCTGCAACCCCTTTTGCTGTTGCACCATCAGTTGCTCCAGCACCTGCAATGTTTTCGTCAGCTATAACAACCGTATAGTCAGACTTAGCTGGAGATGAACTTGCTGCAATATCTGCATTTGCAAATAATAAATCTCCTGGTTCTAATTGCGTACTAAAGAATGCTGAACCTGCTACTGTAACTACAAAGAAGTCACCATTATTTAAAGCTACGTTGGCAGCTCCAGATAATGCAGGAGAGTTTGTACTTGCATTATATCCTCCCTGAAATGCCCCTACTCCTCCAACTTGTGCTAATACATAAGCTTTCGAAGCTGCATCTGTTGAAGCTGAAGGTGTTGTTGGTACAGTTACTTGACCAGCAAAAGCTGATTGACCTGTTCCTGTTACATTTAATGCTCCTGTTGTTTCTATTCCTCCAGTCCCTACATTTAAACTTGTGGTTACAGTAACATTACTTGGTAATCCAATAGTAATATCACCACCATTACCAGTTGATGGAGTTGTTATTTCTATCTCAGAAGTAGTTCCTGAGAATTTAGCTGTTGTTGTTGAACCACCACTTGAACCAACTAATGATAATGTAGATTCATTTGATGATACAGCACCTACACTTAATGCATAATTTGCATCTGTATTAGTAACTGTATTTGTTATTGTTACTGATCCTGTTGAGCCACTAACACTAATTCCTGTTCCAGCTGAAACCGCTGTTACCCCTGTGTTAGATATTGTTACGTTTCCTGTTGCCCCACTTACTCCAATACCTGTTCCAGCTACATTACTTAGAACTCCTGAGTTAGTTATAGTTAAATCATCTGTCGCACTAACAGCAGTTGTTATACCTGACCCTCCAATAAATGTTGCTGTATTTCCAGATGCTATAGTTTGTGCTGATCCTGAATCGCCATCTAAAGTCCACCCTGCATAAACAGTAGGAGATGTTGGCATTGTAACAGTCTTTACATTAAGAGCTGTAATGTGACCTGTAGAATTTGTAGTAACCGAATCAACTGCTGTAAATGTTCCTGCTGAACCTGGTGAAGATGAACTTGTAGTATCACTTCTTGAAGTAGTGTCGTGAGAAAGAGTAACAGTTCTTGTTCCTCCAATAGTTCCACTTATATATGTACCACCTACTATGTCTACAACCTCGCCATTACTTACAGTTTGATTTGATCCTGACGTTGATCCAATAGTCCATGATGTCATTGTTCCTGCACCACCATTAGATGCGGCAGTTATTCTACCTTGTGCATCAACCGTAAAGTTAGCCGAAGTATAAGAACCAGCAGTAACCGATGTATCATCAAGAGTAATTGTTAAATCATCAGTTGCACTTGCTGCCGTTGTAATACCAGTTCCTCCAATAAAAGTAGCATTGTTTCCATTTGTTATAGACTGACTTCCTGTGTCCCCAACCAAATTCCATGAACTCATTGTTCCTGTTCCTCCAGTATACGCTATTGTTACCGCTCCTGTTGCACTACTTACAGATATGTTTGACCCTGCTACAGCTGATGTTACACCAGTGTTTGTTAAAGTCATTCCTGTTGCTGTTGTTGCAGTAGAAATTCCAGTACCACCAGCTATATCTACAGTCACTCCATTTGTAACTGATAAATTTGATCCTGAATCACCTTGAAGTGTCCATGAAGTATATCCCCCTGGAATCGCTGCCCATACATTATCACCTCTTAAGAAAGTAGAACTACTTGGAGAACCAGTTGCTGATAAATCTATGGTACCCATAGTTACTGCTCCTGTAGCACTAGAGTTTGCAGTTCCAGCAGAAACAAATGTTCCGTTAGAATTAGTGAATGATGTTACTCCTAATGTAGCCGTTCCATTTGATGCGGCTGTTACAATACCCTGTGCATTTACAGTAATACTTGCGTGAGTATATGATGCAGCTGTAACGCCAGAGTTTGGCATATTAACTGATATTGTTCCGCTACTTGTTATTGGTGAACTACCAATAGTTAAGTAATTACTAGATACTCCAACAGAAGTTACGGTACCTGCGTTACTATCTAAAGTAATCCAATTAGAGCCATTATAAAATTTAAGAACATTAGAGTCTGATCTATATATTAACTGACCCTCTCCAGTTACGGTTGGATCAGAAGTTACGTTCTGTACTTTAAAGTTTTGTAGCTCTGTATTATTGAGCGAGACATTTTGTAAAAAATTAATTGCCATGTTATCTGTGTTTTATATTGTTAAAATTTATAAGTTAAACTTAATTTAAGTTCTCCTTCACTATCTTCTGATTCCATATCTAATAGATAAGATGGCTCAATATATAACTCGTTCCACACATTTAATGCATACCCCACTCCTAAAGAAATTTCTTCTTCTTCAGTCATTAATCCATATGCAAACAAGTGTTCTCCAAAAGTATATCTTGCTACTAAATTATAATCATCTCCATCCATCATTATTCCTGCACTTATTTTATCCATAGAATACATTACTCCTATGTTATCTGTTAAGTTATCTAGACTTACTTCTTCTCCATCTGCTGGTGAACTAAGCGTGCTAGTTACCATAAATTGTGCTGAAGCTAAAATTGTAAATAAACTTAATATTGATGTTAAAAATATTTTTCTCATGTTTTGTTTTTTAGTTAGTTAAAAAAGGCCTTTCCTGTTTGTGGGCCGTTAAAAGTTATTGTTACTTGGTTTAAACTATCATACTCTACATCTCCGTATACTGTTTCTAACGCTGAGTTAACAACAGATACTGACGGATACTTATTTAATCCATGATTTATTACCCAAGGATTAGCAGCTACATTCTGAGAAAACACATAGTTTTTATCTCCAGAAACTGCTCCGCCATACGTTAGCAAAGATATGAAATAATCTTTATCGTTTTGTAGGTTACCAGCACCCGCTTTAAATGTTACTCCAATGTCAAAAAAATCAGTCTCTACCCCATCTTGCACTGCTGAATTCCAATCATATACACCAAAGTTTGATGGATTATCTGTTTGTGAAATTAAAACTACTGAAGATATTAATGGCACTGAGTAATAAGAAGATATGTCTATGTTTGATTTTAACATAAACTTACTTAACATAAAAGTTGTTAAAGAAGAAAAGGCTGGTGTTCCTGCTCCTGAGTTAGCAAAAGATATAGTTCCCGATCTTCTTACATCTCCTGTGTTCCAGTTTTGATATTGATACCTTAAAGCGTTACTTTCTATTTTATTGTTTGTGTTTAAAAATATAGCAATATCATCAAAAGTAAAATTCTTTGTTGCCATGGCGTTTATAGCATCACTACCTATAACTTTATCAGTTCCTACTATTACAGACTGTATTGGATACGATGATATTTTTGCCATTACTTATTTTTGATTTTAGTTCCCTTTTCATATGAGCGTCCTCCAAAGTATGCAGCCACTACTGTAACTAGCAAAACTTTTAAAAGATCCTTCCACTCATCGTCAACTACAAAGGTAATAAATCCTGAATCAATAAAAATAAGCAAGATTGTACTAAAAATCAAAAATATTAAAACAGCTGGTCTAACTGTTTTAGACAGATAGTTATCTGATGACATATCGCTTTTCCAGCGTTCGGTTACATTCTTTTGTTCATCAATAGCAGCGTTATTAAATATTTCTAACATTTCTTTTTTAAACGCTATTTTTTCATCAGGAGTTTGAACAAACCTATCAACCACATTACTAACCTTGTCTGCCACTTCCAACCCTGCTGATCCAAATATCTTACTCCATATATTCATAATTCATTATATTCTTTTGTTGCATCAAAACTAGGACACTCTTTGCTTGAAAAATCTCTATGACCATAAACAACTGCATCGGGGTGAAATTTTTTTAATGTTTTAAGAAGTAAAAGTAAAGATTCTTTTTGTTGATCAGTTCTGGTGTCTTCCCAACACTTCATTTCTTTATCCATACCACCGATATAACATATTCCCAAACTATCATAGTTATGTCCCGAAACATGGGCACCATACTTGTCAACCATTCTGCCATATTCTATTTGTCCATTTAGCCTTACAACAAAATGATATCCTATATCGTCCCAGCCGTTTCCTTTAACATGCCAGTCTCTTATATCTTCTGCTGAAAAATCTTTATTTCGTGGAGTAGCAGAACAATGAACAATAATTTTTTTTATTGCTCTCATTCATTATTTTCTTAGTTGATAAATTCTATCGTCTAGCCTATTTAGAGTTTCTTTCATTTCTAACATTTCTGTTTTAATAAAAACCAACTCTTTTTGTATTTCTATCATTTGCTCTGTAGGAGTTTGACTTGGTTCAGGCAATTCTTTAGCTATTTCAATCTGAGCCTGTAAGGAATAATACATGCCTACCATACTTCCTACTAACACAAGAATGGTAAGAAAATTTTTAGGGCTTAAGCTAAACCTTGTGTTTTCAGAAATAACTGTCATATTACCAAATAGCTAGACATGATTCTCTTGCAGAAACTGAAGTTCCTGTTTCGAAAAGTTGTTTGATTTGAACTGGTAAATATTCTCCAACTTTAAAGTTTTTAAATATAACCTCATTGTCTGCACAAGTTAAAACTCTTACATCTACATATTGAGTAGCGTCACCCATCGCATCATTAGCTGTGTCTGTGCCTACATACAATAAGCAACAATCAGCAGATTTCATTACAGTTGCACCACCTTTACTACCTCCTGCAACGAAAATTTTATATGCATTATTATAAGATGTTAACGATCCAAAAATATCAGTATCTAAAGATAACAAGCTTCCATTTACAAACTGAATTACCGCTTGAGTATTTGTTGCTGTATTGTAAACTATGTCTCCACCCTGAACGCCTAAAGCTTGGAAGTCTCTACTTGTATCAATTAAAGTGTTTGCTCTTAAAATTACATAGTTTTCACCACCAGCTGCTTGAGTAAATATGTTGGCACCCATTACTACTGAGGTTGCTGTTGCAGAAACAGCTGTTGAGTTTCCAGTATTAGTTGTATTAAAAACAAGATCTCCTGCCACAACTGGAAATGGTGCTGTTGTTGCTACAAAGTTTGCTCCTGTATCTACTAAAGTATTTGTGTTTGCAGCCGTTGTTGTACCACTGTCAACGGGATCACCAGTACCTGTCACTATAGATACATTTGGTAGATTAGGTATATGGTTAGTGTCACTAGCAAGAACTGCTGCGGACATGCCTGTGTTTACTACTATTTTTTGATATGCCATTTTTTTTATTTTTTATATGGAAACACTCTATTTAAAGTATCTCTTCTTTCTCCACAACCACAGTCTTCTTTGCCAGCTGCTTTTGCCATTCTATCAGCCACCTTGTCTAACCCAGTTGCCTTAGTTACTTTCGCTATTGTATCGCCTAATCCTCTAGACGGTCTGTTTACATTTTGCATGAGCAAGTTTCATTTGGACACTCATCTACATTAAAAGATAAGAAGTTCATTAAACTATTCCATTTACATTTTAAATAGCTATACAAAGATATTAATTTTTCAATCATTTTTTTAGTTATCTATTTCGATCTCTTGAGTTAACTGGTGTCGCAGGACGAGCAGTTATAAATTGCACATGAGAATCTGGTTTTACCTCTTTAGGAGGCTCTACTGTTTTTGTTTTTCCAGGAACACCTGAAGTTTTTAAGGCAACCTTTTCTTCATACGTCATGTTTTTAGGAGCCTTGGGTTCTTTCTTTAATAAATTCTTTTTAGTTGATTTCTTTTTTGCCATTATAATATATTTTAATTAAGATTTCATACTGCATCCAAAGTTTTTAGCATAGTTTGCCATTTTTACTACAGACTCTGAATGTTTTTTTGTGTTTTTCATTACAGCATTTGCAGCACTACACGCATCGCTATAGCCATTACGTTTTGCCCATGCCGTAAATTTTCCTTCATTTCCTTTTTTTATTTCAGGAAATTTTTTAGTACGCCCAGCCATTATTTTAAATGATCGTGCTTTACTATCTTGTTTGTGTGTCTATATGACATTGACTTGTCAGCACCATATGAATGATCATACATTTTTTTTGACATAGCTTTAGACTCATCTCTTCTGTCTTTATAAGACTGAGATTTTTTTCCATTACGAGCTCCTAATGACTCGTCTAATCTTGAATTATATCCTTGTTTCATAATTATAAAATTTAATAGTTAATACATTTTTCTTCCCATCTTCACTTCACTGTGATATCCTGGGTTTCCTTTTTTACTCCCTCCGCTTTCCTTTGCAAATTGTCCAGCTTGTGCTTTTCCAACTGCATTATAAGGAAATTGCTTCTTCATCGTTTTACCCGTATCTGGGCATTTATATTTTACTGTCGGCATATTAGTGATTCTTTTTTAATTTTCCTTTACTATCATAATCTTTTGGCCTATACTTTCTTCTAACCTTATCAACCTTTTTAGCATAATCTCTTGCAGCCTCTTTCTTTTGATACTTATATTCATCTTTGATAACAGTATAAAGTTCTTTAGCTCCTTTAGCAACATTTTTTACAATACGCTTTGTGTGTTTTGGTACGTCTTTTATTTTAGTGTTACCTATTTTTTTACCTACACCTTTTATTTTATCAATATCTTTATTGCTAAAACCTATAGCGTTGTATATGCTTTTTTTACTTTTTTTCTTTTTAGGATCTGGCATTATAATCTTTTTCTATTAGGATTCTTTTTTCTATTTCTCATTTTGTTTCTAAGCTTTTTCACTTTTTCTTTAACGCCTCTAACTACTCCTGAAGCTACTCCCCCTGCTAATGCACCTGCTGCTGCTTTTGCCGCAGCACCTACAAGAGTTGGATTTGCCGCTACTGCCATTGCTCCTCCTGCTACTTTTGCTCCAGTTTTAAGTGCATTACCTATAGCTCTTTTTCTTTTTGCATTTCTTTGTTTACGAGTGGTTGTTGTAGTTGTTTTTACTCTAGTTGTGCCCACATCCTTCATTCTTTCTTTTGTTATAGTTGCACCCTTTACTCCCTTTTTATATTCTCTCGTTGTTTTAAGACCGCTTTTTTTAGTCTTAGTAGTTTTGTATGCTTTTTTCTTTCCAGCCTTATACTCTTTAACTTTTTTTACAGAACCGTCTCTTCT